GGCGACCGGATGACCGCGGCGACCGGATGACCGCGGCGACCGGATGACCGCGCGGCGACCGGATGACCGCGGCGACCGGATGACCGCGGCGACCGGATGACCAGGCGACCAGGCGACCAGGCGACCGCGGCGACCGGATGACCGCGGCGACCGGATGACCAGGCGACCAGGCGACCGCGGCGACCGGATGACCGCGCGGCGACCGGATGACCGCGGCGACCGGATGACCGCGGCGACCGGATGACCGCGGCGACCGGATGACCGCGGCGACTTGGGACCATGTGTCTCCACTCACGATAGCAGTGTAAGGTAAAAATATCATGCCACTTATCCATCGAAAAAAGCCCGCACCCGCACCCGCACCCGCACCCGCACCCGCGCCCGCACTTGACGCGCCCGTAAAGAAGACTCCTACCTTCACAGGTTCGTCTAAAAAGCAGATGAAGCGCGCACAGGAAATGGTCGCGGAAACTGGCACGGACCCCGTGATATTCATGCTCAGGGTAGTGGCTGGTTTGCCCGTCGAGTGCCCAGTGATGGGGCCTAACGGTCAAGTGGTCCTGGACGCGACGGGCAAGCCGCAGCTAACGACGATGCTACCAAGTATCGCTATGCGCATCGATGCCGCAAAAGCCGTGTCCCCCTACATCCACTCCAGGCTGGTCAGTACCCAAGTGACAGGAGCAAATGACGGACCAATCGGCATTCAAATTCCGACCGACGCCATCCTGAAGGACCCGGACATGAGTGCCCGTCTGTCCGAATTGGCGCTCCTGGTCGCCCAACACGGACCCCAGGACGAAGTACTCGATTAGCACAAACCTCCTGATTCCGCCGGTCTTCCGGCCATCACTGAAGCACACCGTCTTAGGACCTGGAGAGGCTGTGAGGCCTGGGGAGATCGCAGGTAAAACGGTGTGCTCCAGTGAAGCCGGTTAGGGATGCGCACATGTACTAGGGATGCGCACATGTACGCGTGCCGTTCATATTTCTAGCTTATGCCCCACATTCTATTTTTGTCAAGCCTCCGTGCCTAAGTGCTTCTCTCACGTATTATCAACAGTTTATGGTGGACCGAATGACGAAGCAGGCATCGCCCGCGATTGATCCGGCACTGCTACAGAACCTATGGAGGCTGACCCCAGCCAGCCTTGCGGTACGGCTGACGAACCGGGACCCCAGACCCTGGATAGCAGCTCCCCACGTCCGAATGCTGTCGGACTATATAGTCCATGCGGTAGCCGGACGGCACCCGCGCATTATCCTCAACATGCCACCTAGGCACGGGAAATCTGAACTGGTGAGCAAGTGGGTTCCCGCGTGGTTTTTGGACAATTGGCCGCATAAGACGGTCATAAACGCGGGATATGGCACCCAATTTGCTGAAGAGTGGGGTAGAAAGGTGCGCAACATTGGCGCGCAATTCGCAGGTCAGCTGAGATTCAAGCTGTCCGCTGACAGCAAAGCCGCGGGCCGCTGGAACACGACAGCAGGGGGCGGAATGTATGCTACCGGCATCGGGGGCGCGATCACGGGCCGGGGTGCGGACCTGCTGTTAATCGATGACCCCGTAAAGGATCATGCCAGCGCAAACAGCCTGACCGAGCGGGACCGGGTGTGGGACTGGTACAGTAACACCGCGCGTACCCGCCTCATGCCTGGTGGCGCGGTAATCCTGCTGATGACCCGGTGGCATGAGGACGACCTAGCGGGCCGTCTGATCGAAGCAGCTGCTAACGGGACCGGGGAGCAATGGACATTGCTAAACCTGCCAGCAATCTGGGACAAAACCTCTGAAATGCAGGGGCCGTGCCCGTTGGGCCGCAAGCTGGGTGAGGCACTCTGGCCCGCAATGCGTAGTCCTGACTACCTGCAGGCCCTGCAATTAGGACTATCAGAGGAAGCCTGGGAATCGCAATATCAGGGACGGCCCGCTAACCTAGTCGCGGCGGGCAACACATACCGCGCGTTCTACGGGCGTAAGCATGTCCGTCCATTGGTGTTTGACCCCCGCCGTCCGCTGGTATGGTCGTTGGATTTCAACGTTGACCCGATGTGTTCCACGATCTGTCAATGGCATGAAGAAGACACACACTATACCTACCTGACGAATCAGAGGCGACAACAAATCAGCGTGCTACAAGAGATTTGTTTACCAAACTCGACAACCCTGGAAGCGTGTGAAGAGTTCGTTAACCGGACGCTGGAATACCGGAAGGCAAAGATGGGTTACCCGATTACGCTGCGGATTTACGGCGACAGGTCGGGCCAGTCCCGGAAGACGGTAGGCGACAGCGACTATCGGGCTATCGGGGATTTTTTCAAGCTGCATCCTGAGTACCGGGTCACATTCCACCTGTCAAAATCTAACCCATCAGTCCGGGATAGGGTAAACTCCGTCAATGCAATGCTTTGCAATGCAGCCGGTGAAGTCAGGACGCTGATTGACCCGTCATGTAAAGAGCTAATTGCTGATTTGGAGCAAGTAAAGTGGAAGCGTGACTCCAGTGGCAACACTACGGGACAGATCGATAAATCAGATATGAACCGGACGCACGTTAGCGACGCGTACGGTTACTTCGTCCAGAAACAGTTCGACAGTGCAGGAACATCACAGTCCGGGATTCAGCCCGGCATCATGCAATAGAGTGTAAACAATGCAGGCTTTAGCATTAGGCAAAATCGCGGTCCCGGTGCCGGGCACCCCTGTCCAGGTGGCCGCATCGGGCTACGCGTGGAAGGTGCGTATCCAGGCCGATATCGCGGCGACGGGCAGGGTGTACGCGGGCACCGTGGCCTTGGTGGCCGCTACCGGAGTCGGGGTTATCGCGCAATTCGCCCCAGCCGGGACGGCCCAGCCGGGGGTGTGGGAGATTGACGCGGGCGACGGTGGCAACAGCATCAACCTGTCAGCACTGTACGTTGATGCGGCAGTGGCAGCGGAAGGCGCGCTGGTGACGGCATGGTTACGATAGACACGGGCGGTTCCCTGCGGCGCAAAGACGTAGACGCAAAACACCCGGAGTACAACGCCAGCGCGTGGGAAGACACGAGGCTGCTGTACGAAGGAGGGCTGGCAATTTGGGAACATCGGGGCCGGTTTCTGAAACAGCGCCCCCGCGAAGACAGTACGCTGTATCAGTACCGCCTGGAGCATTTCTGTTATGAGAACCACTTAGGCACTGGTTTAGGTTGGCACGAAGCCGAAATGTTCAAACAGGATCCGACAATTGATATCAAGCTGACAGGTGCGAAGGGGGAAGCAACAGATGCACCCCTACCTGCCGATCAGGCCGCATTCTGGACCCGGTTCCTGGGAGATTGCACTCGGCACGGGACCACTTTTGTCGATCTATTCCGGGTCGTCTTCACGGACCTGCTGCTGTATCAGTGTAGCTGGGTCCTGACGGACCTTCCCACGCGGGACGAATCACAAAAGCCTGGCAGTCTGGCTGAAGAGAAGAAGGCAGGCTTATTGGACCCGTACCTGACCCACGTAAGCCCCCAATCATTGATTAATTGGGACTGCGATGCGCAAGGGAACCTAACATGGGCCGTGATCTATGCGAAGGTCAGTACGCAGTCATTTGGAGCCGGGGCCGGGGCCGGAAGCCTGGAACGCTGGACCTACTTTGACCGGCAGGGATACCGCGTCTATGAGGCACCCGTAAAGCAGGAAGTCACAAGTGACGCGGACCAACAGCCGATCACGATGGTACGTGAGGGCTACCACGCGTTAGCTGCCCAGGGCAGGTTGCCATTGCGCCGGATTCAGGTGCCTAAAGGCTGGTGGATGGGCAACCGGACATACCTTCCCGCAATCGAGCATCTAAACGTGTCCAATGCTCTGAAATGGTCCCTGTTCATGGCAGCGCTGGCTATGCCGGTGGTCATAACAGACGATGAAATGTCCGATCTGACGCAATCAGAAGCGGGGTTCATCAAGCTGTCAATGGGGAGTGACTACAAGTTCGCGGAACCACAGGGTCACTCATGGGAATACCTGACGCGGCGCGCGGAAGCGCTTAAAGAAGACATCTACCGAAGCATGTATCTGGTAGCCCAGGCCCGGTCTAACAGCGCAACGGCCAGCGCCCAGTCAGGCGTGTCCAAACAGCAGGACATGCAGCCCAGCCATGACGTGCTGGCTGGCATTGGGGACATCTTACGCGCCGGGATGCAGTGGGTGTTAGGCGACGTGGCCACGGCCCGCGCGACGGTGCCGGGGTATGAGCGGGACGCTAGGCTGTTGTTCGACGTGCGGGGCTTTTCATTCGATGAGGAAGTGAATCAAGCCCAAATCGAAACGGTGACCGGGTTGTACGCGCTCAATATCCCCAGTAAGACGCTGGAAAAGGAACTGGACAAGCGGGTAGCGCGTGCCGCAATGCCGGACCTGAACCCGTCCATACACGAGTTGATCTGTGCAGAGATTGACGCGGCCCCCAGCCGCGCTGAAACGGCGCGCATGAGGGCTGAAGAGGACGCAGCGCGCATGAGTGCACAGCTAGAAGCGGCAGTACTCGATGATGACGATCACGAGGCACCTAACATTTCGTAAAACCCCTGTTATCACGTTATTACGAAGCAGCACACAGGTAATCCGGGGTCAGAAATGCACGCCCTTGGTTTATGCTATGTGTGGACAGACAAGCGGCTGCACTAAGCCGCTGCAACATGCACTCAAAAGGAACACAAGGCAATGGACCCTGAACAGCTTAAAGCGCTGTTTGCTCAGTTACTGCAGCCGCTACAGTCCAAACTGGACAGCATGGGGGCGATGGTGGACGCACTACAACAGACAAAAGCCACACCGCCCCCGGCTAAGGAAGAAGTACCCCCGAAGAAGGAAGACACAACCCAGCCCCCGGCTAGCACGGACCCCGCGCTGAACGCGCAGGTCGCGGAAATGAAACGCTTCATTGAAGCTGACCGTAAGAAGGTAGCGTCAATGGAAGAACGTGAAAAAGCCGCGAATGAACGCGCCGATCAGGCGGAACGCGGGTCAATTGTTGACCGAGCCTTATCAGGCTTCCAATTTCGTGAAGGCACGGCACGCGAAACCGCAATCACCCTGCTGAGGCCGCATATCAAGCGGAACGAAGCCGGGCAACTGATCGCGGGCGACAATCTGACGGTAGAAGCCTTCGTAAAGGACTTCATCCCGCAACAGCATGACTACCTACTGGCTCCCATGGGTGGCCCTGGGGGCGCGGGCGTGGTACCCGGTAGCACCTTTGCAGGTGGCCGGAAAACGATTGACCTTAACGACATCAAAGCGGGCATGAGTGCGGACGTTCGCGCTGAAGCCGCTGCAGCAATCCAGGCTGCGCTACAGTAAGCGCGCCCTAACAACACACTTCAGGAGAAACTTACTTAGTTATGCCTTCTATTACTTCCGCAAATGTCGCTAACGCGATTGTCAAGCTGGTGGCAGCTGACGCCCTGCCCGCGCTGGCCGCGAATCTCATCATGGGCCACCTTGTTAACCGCAGCTTTGAGCCTGTTTTGGCCCAGGCCGGTGACACCGTGAACGTCCCGATTCCGCCCGCGCTGGTTGCCAATGACATCAGCGAAGGGTCCGCGGTTGCTACCCAGGCCGTAAACGCCGGGAACGCCGCAATCGTGCTGAACAAGCACAAAGAATCGAGTTTCACGATTCCCGATGTGACGAAGGTTCTGGCCGTGCCGGACCTGCTGGCTCTGTACCTGCAGCCCGCGATTATCGCGGTTTGCGAAGCCATCGAAACGGACTTGCTGGCACTGTACCCCGGTTTCACTACCAACGCAGCACTCGGAACCCCTGGCGCGGACCTGACAGAGACTGTGATTGACAACGCCGAAACCATATTGTTTAATGCGAAGGTTGGGACACGGGACAAGTATCTGGTAGTTAGCCCCGAAAGCTACTCCATATTGCGCCAGTTGCCGCGTTTCAGCGAGGCTCAGACCTACGGCAGCGGTGATGCAATTATCCGGGGTTCCATCGGCAAGCTGAAGGACTTCAATGTGTTCCGATCCCAGTTGGTTGTGAAGACGGGTAGCACGCCCTTGACTACGCACAATCTCGCATTCGCGAAGGATGCTATCGGGCTGGTGACGCGTCGCCTACCGAAGCCCCTGCCGGGCACGGGTGCGGTTGCGGAGTACTCCGAAATGGGGAACTTCGGCGTCCGCATCGTCATGAGCTACGCGCCGAACACCCTATCCCAACAGTTCACGGTTGACGTGTTGTATGGATGCGCGGTACTTCGCAACGCATTCGGCCAGCGGATCACGGCCTAAACCCCGACAAACAAGGCAACCCTCAAATGAACATCACAGAACAAGCTGTAAAGCGCCGGGTCCTGCGGACTGACTTAGCAGCGACGCACAAAGACGGATGCTGCCTCATTATGTCGCTGGATTCCGATACCCACGGGACAACCCCTGGGGTGATCGCCGAGGTTACTCTCGACAACGCGGCGCGATGCATCGTACAGGGTAGCCACCGGCTGGCTACTCCCGATGAAGTGAAGGCACACCGGGCTGATATGGCCGTCCGCATCGAAGCATCGAAGCGTGCGGCACTGGCCCAGCCGGAACTGCTGAAGGCTTTGCTTGGAAAAGCTATCGAACAGACCGGCAAGCAATAGGAAACACCAAAGACGGCCCGGCTACTGTCCGGGCTTTGCAGCCCCCGGCTACCGTGTGACAGCACGGGGCCGGGGGCTTTTTTTTGTTTGCAGGAAAGGAAAACGGGAATGCTCTGGACAGACGGCAACTGGATTACTACAGCGGATATGGTGTCGCTTGATAACGAAGTGCTGGCCGTGTCCAGCGCGGAATCAATTACCCTTGATCAGACGATACGGCGGGCGATAGAAGAAGCCGGGGACGCGCTGCTGAAGCACATGCTGGCATATGGGGGCACCCCATGGGGCAATGGGTCAGTGAGCGGGGGTCACTACGCGGCGGTTATGAATACCGGCATTCCGCAGGCGATGAGGGCGCGCGTTATGCTGTCCCAAATCGTGGTATCCAGCCCATACGGGCCGGGAGTCTGGTCACCGCTGAAACGCTGGGCGGTTTATTGGGCCCTGATGCTGTTCTATCGCGACGCGGCGATGGCCACCACGAACGGACGCTATGCCGGGAAGGCCGAATTGTATCAGAGGCTTCTGCACAGCCAGTACTGGGAAGCGGTACGCGCCCAGGGCCTGCCGGTTGTCCGCACCCCTATGCCCTCACCAGGGGCGCTCTATGAGCCGGAAACGGGGGTCTGGGGCTCTGACAACGTGTCCCTAGTCAATGGACCGGGGACGGTCGCGGACGACTATGACGTGGCTATAGCGTGGATTGATGACGGCAACGTGCAGTCACAGCCCGCGGCGCCGGTTACGGTCGAACTGATAGCGGGCAAAGTTGTTAGCTTTGATATCGCGTCACTGACGGCCCCCACGGGCGTAGTCCCTGCGGCTCTGCGCTCCCAGGGCGCGCTGTTGGGCTACGGGCTGGCGGTCGGATGGCATGTGTACGTGGGCCTGACGGGCGGGACAATGTACCGGCAAACCGCAACCCCTCTGCCTATGGCGCAGACTACGTACACGCTGGCCGGGGACCCGGTAGCCGGGACCGCGCAGGCCGGACAGGGACAGTTTGCTGACCACTACATAGCATTTACACGCTGGAATCAGCGGGGTTAAAATGCAACAGGAACGGGCAATTGATAATCTGGTAGCCTTCTTTGAAACGCAAGTAGCACACATGGTCGAACAGGCGCGCCGGGAGACTGTGCACGCCGTGGTAGATAAGCTGGCTATGACAGACGGGGTAATCGACCGCACCGCGCGAAACGTGCATGTCCTGCAAACAATCGAACGGACCTTCCAGCGCGCGATGGCTGACGCGGGGTACCTAGCTTTGGTGAGCTCCTATGTTAAGAGTTTCAAAGGTCAGTTCCAGTTCTTCCGCAACGTGTTGGAAGAACTGGGGGCCCAACTAGGCCGTGAGATCACGGTCGCATTCGGTGCGCGGGATAAGGCATCGTTTCTGCGTCAGATGGGGGTGTATAAAGACATGTTGCATGAAGCGGTAGCTATACAGGCTCGGGCGGCGCAGCAGCAGGCACTGTTTAGCGTGGGCGCGCTCCGGGTGTCCTATCTGACAGTCATGATTGCAAAGCAACTCGACATGACTGCGGCGCGCGCGTCCAGCCTCGCGGATACGTCCCTATCGACGTTCTACCGGACTATTGCTGACCATGGCTATCAGCAGATCGAAGCCAAGTTAAGCAAAGATATCGGCCTACTGTACAAATACGGCGGGCCGAGCGATAAGCTGACCAGGCCTAAGTGCCGGGAGTGGCTGCTAGCGACGCGGGAAACGGGTTTCACCCGTAAGCAGATCAACGCGCTATCGAACGGCCAGCTAGCCAATGTCTTTGTGACGTGTGGCGGGTATCGCTGCAGGCACCAATGGGTCCCGCAATTCAGCCTGAAGGCTAAAGAAAAAGAGGGCGTACCAGTATGATTACCAAATCGATTCAGCGCAAATTGACTAAGTGGGCAAAGGGGGTGGCTATCGCTACCCAGTTAACTAAAGCGGAGCTGCTGCTAGCCGGGAACTATGTAAAGGCCCAGATCCTGGATCGGACCGCGCGCCACCTGGACGCGGACGGAAAACCGTTTGCGCCCTACTCCACAAAAACCCCTGTCTACTGGAACCCGTACACGGGGAGCAAGGATGGCACGCAACAGCGTAGGGCGTCCACGCGCATGATAAAGAAACTTGGGGGGTCCGGGAGGACGGGCATTATCCGCGATGAGCGGGGCAAGTTATTAGGCAGGCGGTCCGGGAACATTATCCGGTTTGAACATTATGCTGCGTTTAAACAGGCACTGGGGCGTAGTGGGGTCGATCTGATCGGTCCGCGTGCCCCGCATATGCTCCAAGCTATGACTGTACGCGTCGCTGAAGACGGACGGAGCGTTATCGTAGGCATTTACGATAAGCCTGCGGCACGGGCGATTGGGCATCAGTACGGCAATCCGAGACGCCGGCTTCCCCAGCGCAAGTTTCTAGGGGCGACTGTAGATGACCGGGAGCATCTTCTGAAGCTGTTAAGTGCACAGATGCGTGGTAGAATAAGGGCGGTCACGGCGCAACTGCGGTCTTCCCGCTGACTAACTCTCTAACTCATAGGTATATATGGCACAAATTTCAGCGCGGGCGCGCGCGGCCCTGCTGGGGGCTTTATCCGCCCGCTTCAATCCGTTGCTGTCTGCACTGGCCGGGGACTATGGCGTAGATCCGTTCACACTCGATTTTATTTCTGTGCCAAAGTCACAGAACGTTTTCCTGGGCGCTATAGATCCGTCGGACCTGGAAGCGACAACGGTTTACAAACTGCCGGTGCTGGCTGTCTATACCAGCGCTAGCGTGAATCAGCGCAAACAGCTACCCGCTACCTTCGCGGGCATAGTCCGCATGGGCGCGGATGTGGCTTTGTCTTGGCGGGGTGGTAGCGCTCAACAGGACTTTGAATCTTTGGGAGACGCTATCGAGGATGTAATGAATCAGATAGCAAATGAGCTAGCCCAGGCGGGCTGGGTAGTGACCATGAGTATGGACCGCTCCCCCGTCAAACGCGGACAGCAGAACTGGTACCAACTGCTGCGCTTTTCATTTCTGTTTGAGGTACTCGCATAAGAAGGGGGAAATGGTGAAAGACTATCGCTTTGTTGGTTTGGAGTGCAGCATTGGGGGCCGTCAATATGATCGCTTCGGGATGCGCGCCCAGTTTGATCTGTCGCTAGCCCAGGACGTGCTGTCCGGGGGCGCGTGCTTTATCCCGGATTCGGACTATCTGGCACTGGGTATCAGCGACGCGGACGCCCAGCGCTACGGCTACGCGGGCGGGTTCCCGGAACCGCCGCAAACCTTCCGCAATGCGCGGGCCGCAGCCCAGGCGCGGGCGCGGGAATTGATGTCTGACATAACGTTGCTGCATGCGTATCATGACGCGGCGCAGCAGGCTTAAAGGAATCAACAAATGAGTTATGCGCTAGCACGTCTTGAACGTATTTATCTGCAAATTCAATCTGCCTTCGGTACCGTGCCTAACAGTACGGGCACCGCGACGGTTGGCAACTCTAACGCCTGCCGCTTCATGCGGGCTACGTTAGAAAACATGGTGGCCCCGATCACACGGCCCGATAAGACAGGCACTCTGTCCCGGACGCAGGGCGGTAAGGGCCGGACTCATGGTAGTTGGTCCGTCGAAATGTCCCTAGCACCTAACGGCGTCGCGGGCGTCAAGCCGGATTCTGACCCGATCATTCAATCGGTGTTTGGCGCAGCCGGGGCCGTGACCACGGCAACGGCGGGTAACGGCTTTCCGTCCGGCACAGGTGTTGTGGACGGCGCAGCGGCCTACAAGTACACGCTTAACGATGCGATTATCCCGTTCGCGTTCTGGGACTTTCGCCAGCCCAGCACGATTGACCAGCGGTTAGGAGTGGGATGCGTTCCCACTCGCATGACCTTCAATCTAGGGCAGGACGGCGCGTCAACCACCACGGCGGAAGGCGAATGCATGGGTGTGCTGTCGTCCAATCAGTTCGTCTCGACTGACGCGCAACTGAGGGCCGGTCTGACCGCGTTTCCCGTCGAACCGGCATCCCCTGTTACCAATGGTGGACTGGTGCCTGGATTCGTGGGTAAGGCGATTATCAACGGTACCGAAATGCTTACGCTGCGGAACGCCAGCATTGAAATTGCGGCGGGCGGGACGGTCGTGAAAGATACGTTCGGCTACTATCGGCCTGTTGACGCTGAACGCGATGCCAGGGTGGTCAGTAATCGCTTCAGCCTCTATGAGGACGACACAGCGGCGTTCATCACGCTGGAAGCCGCAGCACTGGCCCAGACGGCCATTGATACGGTGTATGTGTGCGGCACGGTGCCGGGCAGCATGGTTGTCCTGCATTGCAAGGGCGTCCAGGTGCAGGCCCCGAAGCGTGAGGAAGAACGCCGCTTTACGGCGTCATTCAGCGGCGAAGCCAGCGCTTCCACGCTGGCCCTGCGCGATGAGCTCACACTCTGGTTCGTCTAACCGCGCGTCCGTTTTGTCATCGGGCTGGCTTCGGTCAGCCCTTTGCTATTCCCCCCCCCCAACCTTTCCACTAAGGAGCCTTCCGGTGTATACCTACCGTCCTACAATTACTTTTGAGTCCCAAGTCTTCCCAGGCGTCAGTTTCACGCTACGCAAGATGAGCGAAGCGAGACGCGCTGAGTTTACCCTTGCTACATCTGATATGCAATCCCGGCTGTTAGCACTGACGCGCGAATCCAGCGCTTTGTTGGAGTCCCTACCGCAGGGCGCGGAAGTTATCGCGCCGGACGCAGCTGCTACCATCGAAGACCTGCACGTGAAAGTTACATCCTTAATCGCCCAGGAACTGAACCCCGCTTATGTTCGCTGGGGCCTGAAGTGCATCGCGGGCCTGGACCTGGAAGACGATGAAGGCAACAGCGCCGCATTGACTACGGCGGAAGCGCTGATAGCGGACGGCCCACCTGAACTATTCGCAGAGATATGCGGGGCCGTTCGGTCTGCGTCCAGCATGACCGAAGCCGAACTAAAAAACTTCGTGCTGCCTACCATTTTTGGCGTACAGACGGCTGGCAGCGCCCCGAATTCGAGTGCGCTGAATGTCAGCGACGCGGGTACTTCCGAAGCCGGAACTGTAGCCGATACTTCCCCGATCTAGTTACGCCGGGGGACAGGTCGCGAGGCTGGGTCCCGCCTTACCGGACAGGCAAAGGGACACCTTATCAGGGCCTGGACTGCACGCTGAACGAATGCCCTGTATCGGCAATAACCCCTGTTTCACGGGAACTGGTACAGATCTATGCAAGGTCCTTGCAGATGCACAAATCGCAGGGTGCTTCCCTGTACGGTCCGTCGATGCGGGACTGGCCGTCTCGCACGGTGGACGCTTTTACTTGTCTGGAGTCAGCGCGCGTCCTGACGGATAACGCGCAATCACGGGCAGAACATGACGATAGTAGGTAATCTGTGGTAGAACGGGATAGCCTAGAGCTCCTAATCGAAATACAAACGAAGGGTCATGAACTGCTGGCTGCGCTGGCGCGGTCAACTAAGCAGGTAGAAGACGCACAGAAAGGTGCGACAGCTGCTGGTAAAGGACTAGAACAGCAGACGGTCCGCACTGGCGAGTCAATGCAGGGAGCGGTCCTGCGCGCCCAGCTACTCGCTAGCAGCATTATAGCCGTAGCACGGGCCGTGAAGGAGTACAGCGTGGGCGCCGCGCTATACGCGGCGCGTACAGAGCAAATCGCGGCTGTGATGGATAATCTAGCCCGTGTCAACGGCATGAACGTCCAATCCGTCAGGCAGGTTGCGGATGGCATCAAGCAACTGGGTATCACTACTCAGGAAAGCCGGAACGTCATTAACCTGATGATCAGTGCCCAGTTGGACCTTAGTAAGGCCCTGGATTTGACGCGGATGGCGCAGAACGCCGCAAAAGTGGAAGGCATATTGTCTTCGGACGCCCTGCGAAAAATGGTGTACGCTATTAGTTCGGCCCAGCCGGAAATGCTGCGCACGCTGGGTATTCAGGTGTCTTTCGAGAACGCATATATCGCGGGTGCGAAGGCTTTAGGGAAGAGCACGGTAGCCCTAACAGAAGCAGAAAAAACGCATATTCGTCTTAATGCGGTGCTGGCCAGGTCGCCACTGATTGACGGCAGCTATATTATGTCGCTGACCACCAGCCTGGGCCAGATGCGGTCCCTACAACGTTACACCGATGACCTGAAGAACAGCTTAGGGCAGGGCCTGCAGCCTGCGCTGTTTGACATTATCAGCGCCATGGAGCGTCTGACCAAATACGCTCAGTCAAATATCGAGTCATTCCAAAGCATGACAGCGGGCGTCGCCGCGCTAGGCGTCGCGGGCGCGGTCTTTGCCTCTACCCCGTTCTTACCCACGCCCGCGCGGGCTGGAGCCGCTGCCATTGCGGGCGGGGCCACATACGTATTCCTGGACCAGGACCCGGTGCAAGCGTCAGTAGATAAGTTCCAGGGCGCAATGCAGAAGCTGGAAGACCAGCGCCACGTAATGTCCCAGCAGCTAGTACTGGGGCTAATCAATGACAAAGACTTCGCTACGTTCAGTGGCCAGTTACCCGCCTTCCGCGAACTGTTGCGGGCGCGATTCATTGAAGAGAACGCGGCTCTGTATAAGCAGCGCTGGGAGAAGTTCTCAACAATGAAGCCCCCGGGGACCGGGGCAAATGTCGCAAAGCTACTCTTAGGGGATTTAGGAGTAGGCATCGGTGCCGGGTACGAACAGGCAAAGCGCGACGCACAGATACCTGACAGCTTCGATCTGGGCGCCGGGGTAAAGGTCAGCCGCGAAGACCTGCTGGCCGTGATGGGCGGTAAGGCGGTCCAGTTTGATGCGGCGGGTTTAAGAGCGAATAATCCCGCAATGGCTACCACACCCAGCACAACTGGCGGGACGGGGGCAAAGGCCCAGCAGGTCAAAGACCACGTTGACCGGCTGATAGCCCGGCTGCAGGCTTACGGTCTGACTGAGCTACAGAAGTTCGAGGTAGACATAAATGCCGAATTGGCGCGCCTTGATCACGACGGGGCCACCCCACAGCAGCTACGTCGGGTCCGTAACGTGGCCAGCGGCGCGAGGATAGACCGCTTCTTACCGGGCACGCGCAACCCCCTGGACATGGCCGGGCTATCACAGGTACAGCTTGCCGGGCAGCTACCGGTTCAGGCGACATCGGTATCCGTCAACGGAGGTGCGGCTGAATCCGGCATAGCCACCTTCCGCGAACGGTCCGTATTGGCTTTACGTCAGTCCGTGGCCCATCAGGAACAGATAGTGCGGCTGATGGCCGGGCCTGGTGGTGAGGTATCCGCAATCAATACAATCACAGCCCTGCGGATCGACGCGGCGAAGCAGGAATACCAGATCACGCGGGACCGGGCAGAATTTGAAGCGTCACAGCATCAGATTCAGCGGGACCGGGTGTTACAGCTTGCCCAGCTACAGCACGCGGAACTGGAGCGGTATAAGCAGGCCGCTGGAAGTATCTACGATGCCATGGTCACAAAAGGGATATCCGGTATCGGGGACTTTCTGAAGGGTCAGATTCATGTTGTGGGCCGGACGGCATTTGTCAATCTTGCCGGGGAAGCGCTGCGGACGGGTAAGGACGCCTTGAATCTGGGTGCTATGGTTCCGGGTCAGGTAGGTAAAGACGGCAAGCTAACGGGCATTGGGCGGGTGCTGGCAGGTACTCCGTTGGGAGTTGACCAGACGAAGCTGGCAATGGAACAGAACAACGCGGAAACGAGGCTGAACACCCAGGCGGTACGCGAGAACACAGCATCGCAGCGCGGGTCTGGCGGTGCCGGGGGTAGCGCTGACCTAGCACAGACCGCAGGCGACGCGCTGGAAGCGGGCGGGGCGAAGCTGGCGGGCAAATTACAGCGGGTACTGACCAGTACGCTAGCTATCGGCGCAGGCGCTTACGGTGTTGCGTCAGGCGTGCAGCAGGGTGGCGTCCGAGGCGCACTGAACGGCGCGGCGGGCGCGGCGGGTATGGCCTCGGGACTGATAGGGTCCGGCTTGTTCGGTGCATCAGCAGCCGCGGGGCCGTACGGTGCGATTTTCGCAGGCGCGGCCCTGGGTCTGACCATGTTAGCCGGTATGTTTAAACAGTCTAAAGCGGACTTTGACGAAAAACAGACGGACACCCTGAACCGTAACAGATACGATGCACCCACGGCGTCTAACCGGGTGACTGACATCAGCGGTAGCGCGGTTGATTACGACTATACGGGGCGTTTGCGGTCGGTGAATGACCGGCCTACAGTTGTCCAGTTTCACGTAAACGCGATGGACGCGAAGTCATTCCTGGACCGGTCCGGGGACATTGCGGACGCATTGCACAAAGAATTACGGCTGGGTAACCGGGTGAGCCTGGATATTCAGCAGGCAATTCTGGGGGCATGATATGGCATCTTTTCCGCCATTGCGCAGCGGGGTAGTGGGTATGTACCCCGCTACCCTGGGTCTGGCATATCGTACTGAGATCGTCCAGTTCGTGAATGACACAGAGCAACGCTGGGCGACGCGGCCCGCGCTGGGCGACTTTGAGTTAACTTTTACCGATCTGAACGGCTATGATTTATCCATCTTACGGGACTTTTTCAGGTCCACTAAAGGCGCGTTTGATGCTACCTGGACTATGGACATAGGCGCGTATCACTGGCCGAACTGTTACTTTACCCAGGACGACTTTACGGCGATAGAAGATAAGCCGGAACGTTACACAGTCATGCTGAAAGGCAGACAGGTACGCTCATAATATGCCTACTCCTTACTTCCCGCAGCTTAACGCGGCGGGCTTGATAACCCAGCGGCCCTACCGGACCGGGCTGCAGTACAGTACGTCAACCATAGATATGCCATGCGGTCAGAGGCAGGCGTGGGGATGGCGCGGTATGGGCCTGTCCGGCTTCCCGGCTGGCCCCCTGGGCCGGTGGGAGCTACAGTATCCCGCAATCAATGATTCAGAACTGTTGACGCTGCGCCTCTTCTACGAGTCGATGAAGGGCCGCTACGGTGAGTTCACCTACCTTGACCCCGCGGGGAACTTGGTACCGGCATCTGAAGACTTCACGGACACATCCTGGACGCGTCAGACGCTGTTATCGGACGGTCTGAGCATTGACCCGTTCGGCGGGGTCCGGGCCCAGTACTGGACAGGTGATGCTGCTGACAGTATGCTCTGGTCAACCGTGCTACCAGATGGGGGCGCGTCAGGCTATGTATTGTGTGGGTCCGTGTGGGCGAAGGCTCACAGCGCGGGCCAGCAGCTAGCAATAGGCTTTGTTGATTACGCCTTCGGACTGCTGGGGCATACGGTTCATGCACTTCCCCAAGCCGTATGGGTGCGCATTCAGCACACAATTACGCTAGCCAGCTCTAGCGATATCCGCTTGCGCATCGGGGGCGTAGGGACATGGGGGACTACCAGCGTGTCTCTATTCGGGGCGCAATGTGTCCCGATGCCAGGCCCAGGCGGGTATGCGCGCACCCCAGGCGCGCCAGGCCTGGCATCGCGATGCCGATTCGATAGCGACATTTTTGCCCCTAAGTACTTGGGGCCAAATCAGCATTCTTTGACCCTGCCAATTGTGGAGACTTACTAATGCCTGTTGGAACGATTAATGCAGCTAAGGAGCTCGCGCAGACTTACCAGCCGTTACTGCTGGCAGAGTTTACCTTCCAGTCTGGAGCCGTGTTGCGCGTCGCGTCGCACCCCCTGAACCCGTCGGAAGGGGGCTACCAATACGGAGGATACGACTGGCTGGCACGCGTGATGTCCTACGACATCACGGCTACCCAGGCTCTGGCAGAGTCAGGCATTGATTACACGCCCCAGGTGTCGGTGACGCTGGCTGACGTTAACCGAGACATCTGGGCCAATTACGAACAGCCCTACGGTTTCAAGGGCGCGATGCTAACAATACGGTTCGTGTTCTGGAACGTGGGATCTAATGAATTCTCTTCAGATTCTCTGGTAAAGTTCGTCGGGGTCTGCGGGTCCCCGCAGGTTGACACGGACACGTTGACTGTGAGTGCTACCAGCTTAATGAATATGTCCCAAGCGATGCTACCTCAGGTCCGCGTTCAGAAGAGATGCCCGTGGATATTCCCGATCACAGCAAGTCAGCGACAGGAAGCGGCTGACGATGAAAGCAGCCCGTTCTATCAGTGCGGTTACAGCGTCGATGCAACGGGCGGTAATGCGGTAGGCAACCTCAACGGAAGCACACCGTACAAGTCCTGCAACTACACATATACGAACTGTATCAATCGCCTGGGCCGTGCCGGACAATATATCGAAGAAGACGGCGCGATGCGCCCTACGGGCCGTTTCGGCGGTATTCAAGAGAACCCACCTAATGTCTCATGGTCACGCGGTTACGTGTCGGGTAAGTGGGAAGAGATCACCACATCCAGCAATGAAGCCAAATATGGGGACTTGATACCATTACACTACGGTGAAGGCTGGACAGACCCTCTTATCCTTAGTACGCAGGGCAGTGACGCCAATTTTACGAAAATCACTATGGTACTAGGATGGGGCGCGTTTAGTGATGTCAGCCGCGTGCTAGTCAATGGCGTGTTGATTCCCCATACTTACAATGACGGCATCATGGCGCATGTTCCAGAGGGTATCAAAAACGCTACGGAAGCCATGCTTGGCGGCTGGTGGGTAGCCATTAGCGGCGGGAGCCGTAACGGCAATGTGGACCCGGATATCTCAGTTCTACAGCAGCCTGACCCCTACGGAAATCTGTGTGTGATTCAGGCTGTTGTCCCGCGCAAGCTGGCTGATAGCTCTACTAGCCCGCGCGTCCAGGTGCTGGCAAAAGGCCCCAAGCTACGTGTATGGTACTTTGCAGACCCTGGAATCGGGGCCGTGATGGATTCCGATACCGGGTTATGGTGGCGTGCAGAGTATACGGACTTAGTGGCCTGGGTTATGTTGGACGTGCTGACGTGGGCGCACTGGCGTTACCGGGATATCGACATTCCATCCTTTATCAACTATGCCGCACATTGCGGAGCTACCATAGAATATAAAAATCACTTCGGCGTGACGGCGACCGGCCAGCGGTACACATGCACCCTGATCGTGCGGCAACGCCGCAGCGCGGCTGAGATTGTGCGAGGACTGCGGAACGCGGGGAAGGCCCTGCTGTATCTGGATACCAGCGGTAAGTTGACGGTGAAGGTCAAAGAAACGCTAGCCGGCCAGCAACCGGCCCCCGTGGCCGGGAGTAACTACAATACGGCAATTGCGTCAACGTTGGTTAATGCTAGCGTAGCTAATGGCTATGTCGCGTACAGCTTCGATGAGTCAAACATAGCGAAACGCAGCGATGGTAAGACACCCACGCTGATAGTCACACAGCGTGGCGTGCAGGAAACGCCTAACCGGGTCAACTTCCAATTCCAGGACCGGGACAATCACTTTGTCCCGGACACGCTGGCTATCATTGACGCGGAAGACGTGGCGCGTGTCGGGCAGGAAGTAACTGGTCAGATGGCGATGGAAGGTATCAACAGTCTGGACCAGGGCCGCAGGTGCGCAGGTACCTGGATGGCTGAAAACTATCGCGGCAACTCGCGTTTAAGCGGGTACGGCGAAGCGATTGGGGACACGGGCGGAACGACGGTTTACGAGTGGGAGACCACCTTCAAAGTCATTCACCTGAACATCGGGGACATTTGCCAGTTAAGCTACCAGCAACTAGCGGTCAGTAATCAGTTAGTCCGCATTATCAAAATCCAGCCAAGCAGCAACTTCAGCCGCTGTAAGGTGACCGCGTTACACCACAATGACCGCTGGTATCATGACGAGTACGCGCAGGACGACGGCCCGCTATGGAAGCCGGACTTCCGCAACCGGGAGCTACGGCCCGCGATGGCGTGGTGCCCGTTCGCCCAGCAGCCCCCTGTCTATGACGCTATGCGGGATACGAGTGACTGGGGCTTTTCAATCGCTCAGGACTACGAAACGGCTGCGGACGGAACCGCGATTGCAAAGCTGGTCATCGGGGGCCGAATGCCTGTGAATGTGTTCAGCGTGGATGCGGTTCCGCCGTTCGTGGGCCTACAGGGAACAACAGCGGCAACAGGCGGTACCCTTGCGGGGGGCCGCAGCTATTGGTTTATGGTGTGTGCGGTCGATGCGGCAGGCAAGCTGTCCGCACCGTCCCGCATGATGACGATTGCGGTGCCCAGTGGCACAAACACAAACACGGCGACAATCCCGCTGACGTACTGGCCCAGCGGCGCGGCGGGTTACAAAGTCTTCGGGGGCCACACACCCAACAGGTTATCCTGGCAGGCTGAAGACATCGGGACGCCTTCAAGTGTCACGCTGACTGGGCTATTTACTGCTACCTGGGGCGTCCCGGATAGCGAGTTCAACTCCTTGTTGGTCCGCGCGAAGCGGGTCATTCACGGGGGCGTCTGGGGGCAGGTTGTAACGGCGATAGACACGGATACCGTCACTGTCGCGGTGTTGCCTAACGCGGGTTTCGCGGTCAATCAATGGGCGGGCTACACCCTGTCCCTGATCGGTCAGAAAGATGCGGACGAGGTACCATTGCCCATCTGGAATGCAACTATTGCAAGCAATACGGCGGATGGCGTGCTAACTCTCGCAACTCTACACCCGTACACGGCGAATGTGATCCACGTTGGGGACGTTGTAGTGTGCCGCTTCCTGCCGACAGTAGGCAGCGACGGGACAGGTAACTATATTGAAGATGCTGGCCTTATCAACATGCTGGGGGGTGTGGGCCCGGTGTTTACGGTGGCCGGTGCGACTAATGCCAGCCCGATTGTCATTACTACGGATGTGGCGCACCCGTTCCAGTCCGGGGACACGGTGTACGTGGATGGTGTAGGGGGGAACACAGCCGCTAACGGCGCGTTTACCGCCGTTAAGCTGTCGGATTACACCCTCAGCCTGACCGCGACAACCGGCACGGGCGCATATACCGGGGGCGGGACAATCCGGGAAATGCAACAGGGTTTGCTGCCGGGCACGGAAGACGGCATGGTGTTGTTCTTCACCGCAGGGACTGGCAAAGGGATGACTGTTAAGGTGAAGAGCAATACCGCGACGCGATATTACGTCGATGGTAAATGGCCTGTGACCCCGGACGTTACTAGCCGTTTTATTGTACTGGAACCGGGCTGGCAAGTGGAAGCCGGGCAGCAGGGCGTCAATAACGCACTCTCCAGCACGCTGGTACAGACGGTCCTGGAAGGGTCGAACTATAGGGGCCGTCAGATGTTTGTCCAGGGCTTCACGGTCGATGGTGGGGGCGATGAGTCACCAGCTGCGGATAGTCCCTTCCGCGAGATCTACGTCTTCGGTGGGGAAGGCGCGGGCGGGTACAGCGGGGCGGTATACCTGTTGTGGGACGGCCCCTGCGCTATCGGTAGCGACCTTGCGCCGGTATTGACGTTGCACAGCACGTCCCGCGCGGTTGCGGTCCGCGCGGAAGTCAAGCAGGCCCCAACCGGCGCGGACTTGACATGCAGGGTTAATATTGGGGTGGACGCGTGGATGACGCTGGTTATTCCAGACGGTCAGACGGTCGTCGAAGCGACATCCGTACAGATTGACGCAGCCGTAGACCTGACGGCAGACACGCGGATTAAGCTGGACATTTTGACTGTGGGCACCACTACCCCAGGGCAGGACCTAACGGTTACGATCTACATTTGAGGCAACTATGTCAGCGGAACAGATTATGAAGTTGCAGCCTAACCGCACAATTGCGCTGAAAGGCTTTGATCGGCGCGGCGCGGCTGCGGCGCTTCACAGTGCCACTACAACAGGTTTTCAAGTTAGCGGAGTCCTGCGGGACTTCGCCGACTTTGCCGTGGTAGATCTATGGGACGCTGATAACCCCTATGAACATTTCACTATGCGGTATCTGCCTGATTTTGACTTCACTAACATGGTATTGGAATTCGATCTGCATTATGACGGACTGCAGCCCATCGACAGCCCAAAGAACCCCTGGATAGCATGGCACGGACTGTCCGCAATCGTGGTCAATCCTGACGGTAGCGAAACGGGTGCCGTTATCCCGTTCAGTGAGTGCGCTATGCTGCAAGCTGGGACGTTCAGTCCGGCTAGCGCAACATGGGAAGTCTACGGCGCAGCCGGGGCCGGGGACCGGATAGCATGGTTTTACTTAGATCATGTGTTTGAAGTCACCTGGACCGGCCCGTTCTCCGCTAATTATCTGTTCTATTGGCAGAATGACCCAACCTATAACCATTACGTCCGGGTCCAGTCCGGGGCTTTTGACCAGACTTATGCGGTGCTAGAGAGTATTGCACTTAATGGGACCGGGGCCGCGTCCAGCATCGCATATCAGATCAATGCGGATACGGCCTGCCCGCTAGAAGCCGTTTGGGACACGGCAAACGGTATCACGCTGCAGCCGAGGTCCCTTGACCGCGCTATGGTGTCGCTGACCGCAAGCGATGGCAACGCGGGCGCGACGGTTGAAAACATCGGCCTGACCCCGGCATCTATCGCGGTAGAAGTGGCCAGACAAATTAATCGGTATAACTGGCCTCTGGCACAGCCTGCAATAGCGATCATGGCCGAAGCGTCCGGGGATGATCTGACCATTACAGCGGCACGATATGGCCGCGTAGATGTGGCCGGAACCGCTGTTACCTGGGCCTGGGGTGACCGCTTCGGGGGCATTGCTCCCGGATCTACCGTCTGGATTAACGAGACAGCGTACACGGTATCCACCGTGGATTCCCAAATCGGTTTGACGCTGACAGCCAGTGCAGGGACGCTGACTGACGCGCGCTATCTGGCGGAACGCGGGGGCCGGGACGGGAACTTGATTCAGGTGCAATGCCGTGCCTTCGGGGGCGTCGCCACTACCGGAAACTCCCTAAATGTCCAGATCAGGCACCATAATCAGATGCTGTCTGGCGGGTCATCTGACGTCACATGGCGTATTACGGTGCCCTTTACCGAGATGGCCGCGTCGAAACTGCGGAAGCTATGGATGACGCTAGCACCCGCGCTGGCGGACGGGGCCTATGGGGATACCGAGTTTACCGCGACTATCAGTAATTGGACTGTGACGGACCCGGACGGGCATAGACCCCTGAAGGTGGCCGGGCCGGGTAGTGTGCGATTAGGAAGCCGGGATGACTGGGCAAAGTATCAGGGCGGGCCGTGGTCAGAGTGGGTTACGGGTGTCACCCCCGGCAGCAACTGGTACTATCGCGGCGCGGCCCGTGCGACGGGCGCGGCGGGGGCTATGGTCAATTTGCAGTACACCTGTCAACACACCCACAATCTCTATTTAGGGACCGATCTGTTCACAGATCGCGGCATCGTCGCCGTGACGGTTGACGGCGTGCCTGCGGCGACGATTGACACGTATCTAGCAACAGACGCCCCGATAGCTACCAGACGCCTAATCCAGGCCGCTGTATCGCCGGGCTCGCATGTGGTACGTGTGGTCAACACTGGCACAAAGAACGCAGCCAGCAGCGGCTGGAACGCGATTTTCGACTATCTGGATGCGGCTGTCCTGTCGGATGTGCCTGACCCGGTGGCCGTGACTATTACGGCCAGCCCCGCGATTGACTGGGATACGGATCATACCTACAAATTACCGCCCGCGCGGCTGACGTGGAACCTGGACCGGCTGGGGCTGCGCGGGGACATCAACGAGTATATAGGCGTGTTCTGGTGGGCGCAGAGAAAGCGGGTAGCAGGCACCGCGAGGCGCTGGGATGTGGAACTGTCGGGGACGTGGCCTGTAGGGTCCGCGATCACGCTTACCGTGTCCGGCATCGCGGTGACAAAGACGGTCACCGGGTTAGACGCGGGGGACGGGGACGCAGCATGTATGACGGTGATTGCCCAGTCCGTTGCGGACGGGATCAACACTACCTTTGTGGGCGTGTGGGCGGAAGTGACCGGCGCCCTGCTGAATGTCATTACGGTCCGGCCCAGGACTGCTATGTTCTGGTTTACCCGGGACGTGTTGGTGTCGTCAACTGGCAGCGCATCTGCGACGGCTACCGGCTCCCTAGATCCGGGGTCAGAAGGCGTTTGGGAAATTGATCTAGCGCAGACACCCGCGCTGAACAAAGCGGCGCGGGACTGGCACGCTGACTTGTTCGCGGACGTGCAAGCGCGAGGCTGGACGCTCACGCTGGCCTACTCCATGGAGCTCCTAAACCCCCCTGAAGACCCAGGCGCGGGGAAACACTTCGCGGCCCGCTACGCGTCAGGTCTTCAGGTCCTAACCTCTACGGGATTCGGTACCGAAGCCCAGGCGACGATTACGGATGTCACACCCGGTACCCCACCCACAATTGAAGCATCAGGGCACGGCTACAACACAGGGGACGATATCACGGTTTCGGGCGTGGTAGGGGTCACGGGCGTCAATGGCCGTCATACAGTAACGCGTTTAAACGCGGATGAGTACACACTAGACGGGGTTACCGCGTCCGGGACCTTCGCGGCTTGGACGGCGGTTTCCGGCCTGCCGGTGCCGGGCAGCGTGCGCCATCTGCGGACGACGCACTGTACCTTCAGTCCGTCTATGAGTGACTATCAGAAAGATGTCTACGCGTACAGCGCGGGGCTGATGGACGCGGCGGGCCTGACGCCGTGGCTACAGTTCGGGGAGTTCCTCTGGTGGTTCTTCAGCCGGACTGCGGCATCTGTAGAAAATGCAACAGCAACAACCCCTATCCAGATCGCCTGGACTGGACACGGACTATCGACAGGTCAGACGGCTATAGTCACGGGCGTACGCGGCCTTTCTGGGGCTAACGGGACGTGGCCTGTAAGTGTAACAGGGGCGAACACTTTCACGCTGGACGGGTCCATCGGGTCAGGGGTTTATGTGCCGGGTACAGGGTCACTTCGTACCGGGGGCATGGGATACTATGACGGTGCGACGGCTGCGGCTGCGGTAACGTCGCTGGGGCGGGTGCTGGCCACGTTCCACACGCAGGACGACAGCCCGGCAATCAACGGGGGCGCGGATGTTGCCTTACTAGCAGCGCTGCTACAGACGCATGTGGACGCTATCCGCGTGCATGTGCTATCCAGCTACGCGGGGGCGAAGTTTGAATGGTTGCACGCAATGGACGTGAACGCAGCTACGTGCTATCACACGCTGGACTTTCCGTATCCGCAGGGCGGGCGGTTAAATCACGCGGTCAATATCCCCCCTTCCTGGACGGTGAAGGCCGGTTCCGGTCTGGACCGTATCAAGATGGAATCCTTGTCATGGGGCGCGACCTATCGCAACATCGATCAGGCGAAGGCCGCGATTAGCTGGCCGTATACGGTGCCGCAGGGATGGCCGCTGGCTGATTGCCGCTACTTGATACCTGTCTTTAACGGGGGCTGTCCCTGGCAACAGGAATACAGGCACTGTCTTAAGGACGCTGTACCGCATGTGAATTTCTGGGCTTGGGACCATATTAGTTTGCTGTCTCTACCGCTACCGCTGCCGATCTTACGCGGCAACGCGCGGCTAACGTAAATAGTTTAACTGAAGGTAGCTTGTGAGCCGATCACAACACAAAGAAGAAAAGCGTCTATGTCCATCGTGCGGGCTGGAAAAAACCTTTCCTTCCCGCAATGAAACCTGCAGCCGCGATTGTGCGCAAGGTATGCAGAAAAGCGCAGGCGCCGCGCTGGACAAGCGAATCGCAAAATATTTGGGCAAAGTGGGCCATACGTCGATAGTAGCCCTTGCAGACCACTTTGACCGCAGCCCCCGCACCGTGCAAACCACGCTGGAAACATTGCGCCAGCAGGGCGCCTATGTGCAGGTCGATGCTGACGTGGTAGCTATGCCGCAACAGATTCGGCCTGGCAATGCCATGGGCGGGCCGCTTGTGCATGACATCAGCGAGTATGAAGATGGTTGGTTCCAATTTGGCGCGTTAGGGGACAACCATCTAGGGTCAAAGCACGAACGGCTGGACGTGCTGACCGCAGCCTATGACCTGTACGCGGCGGAAGGTGTGCGAACGGTCTTCAACACGGGCAACTGGATTGAGGGCGAAATGCGCCTGAATTTCCATGACGTGAAGATTCACGGACTGGACGCCCAGCTTGATTACATGCTGGAACACTACCCCCAGCGTAAGGGGGTGACGACCTACTTTGTCGCGGGCGATGATCATGAAGGCTGGTACCAGCGTAATTCCCGGCTGGAAGTCGGACGGCTGTTACAGCTTCGCGCCGAGGCCGCTGGCCGCAAGGACCTGCAATACCTGGGCTACGTGGAAGCGGACATTGACCTGAAGACCAGCGGGGGCCGCTCAAAGCTAAAGGTCATGCATCCGGGGGGCGGTAGCGCTTACGCGTATAGCTACGCGCCGCAAAAGATTGTGGAGTCCTTCCAGGGCGGCGAAAAACCGGACATTTTGCTGATTGGTCACTATCACAAGTTTGAGTACTGCTACCCGCGCGGGGTGCATGTGGTTCAGACCGGATGCACTGTTGACCAGTCTATCTTCATGCGGAAACAGAAAATCAGCGCACATGTGGGCTTTACGCTCTGCCGCTTGAATCAGTCCCCGTCGGGCGTGGTCAACCGCTTCCAAGTCGAATGGTTCCCGTTCTTTGACCGGGGCTTCTATGGTACGGCACGGCGTAACTTTGGCCTGACCCCGGCACCTATGCCGGTCCGCAAGGTGCGCGGCGGGCGGGTACTCGCAGCGTGACGCGGCGGGCGATTCGCCCGCTCACACAGCCAGCAGGTAGCGGCCTTTGCGGGCAGACGTGCGTAGCTATGGCAGCTGGCGTGTCGCTACAGCGTGCCATTGAAGCCGTGGGTCATCAGAAAGCACGCGGTACTCATACACGCGAAATCATCGCGGGTCTGCGGGCTCTGGGGGTAGGGTGCGCTGATCGGTTGCGCCGGGTCAGCCGCGCTAAACCCCTGTTACCGCCCTTCGCCGTTGTCGCGGCCTGTCGCATCAGGCCCGCGGCGCCCGCGCTATGGCACTGGCTTTTAGTCTGGGATGGGGTAATATATGACCCCGGCCAGGTGTGGCCGGATGCGTACAAAGACTGGCGCTTCACAAGTTATCTGGAGCTATTCCCAAACGAATGACGAAAGACTTTCAGTTGTCGGAATTCGCCTGTAAATGCGGCTGCGGGCAGGCTTTGATTAGTGCCGAACTGGTCAACGGCTTGCAGGAACTGCGGGACCTGCTGGCCGGGCCGATTGTCATTACTTCCGGCTACAGGTGCCCGGCCCATAACGCCCGTGTCGGGGGTGCTAAGCAATCCCAGCACACCAGGGGCGCCGCTGCGGACATCCGGGTTCCGGGTACCCGTGTCCGGGACCTATACCGCCGTGTTCAGGAGATACCGGCCTTCCGGGGTGTCGGGGTCAGTGATGAAGGCGGGTTTATTCATGTGGACATACGCCACACCCCTGCGCGCTGGTGCTATAAGCATGGCAGGCAGTGCCGCTGGTTCGATCTGTAGTCACACACATTCGCATTAAAACCTAACCCTCTGATTATGTGCTAGTTGGTAAGTGTTTCGGTCTATGATTAGGGGTCTGAATGGCCTGTTTTCTTGCACCCTTGTCCTAATATGGGGGTGCTTTCTGAGCAACAAAGGAGGTGTTTGACTATGGAAGACTTCCCGCAATTTCCCGGATTCCCGCCCCCGTGCTGGATGTAACCGCATCGGCACGCCGTTAACGTTCCGGTTTCAGTGAGACGTTGAAGGGATTTTTGAATTATGCGCCACAGACGCGCTATCCGCAATAGCGGAAGATATCGATACCCTTTACCGTTGGTGCTGGCCGGAACGCTATGGCGTGTGGCTTTAGCGTGCCTGCTGGGGATGAGCACTTATCAGGTCTATCGGGTACCGGACCGTATGGTAACGGAAGTACAGCGGACCCGGACCGCGCTACAGACGGAAGCGCAAAAGACCCGGACCGCGCTACAGATGGAACTACGCGACACACGGACCGCGCTAGCAACAGAGATTGACAAGACACGGAAAGAAGCGCTAGATCGCGCCGATAGGCTAGTCACGGCCAGCGAAGGCACGTTAAGCAAAATCAATGACACGCTGGGTAGTGCCCAGCCCGTTCTGGCTAATGCCGCGTCCCTGACCGCCCAGGTGGACAATGCGGCCCGGCCCCTGCTGGATTGCAAGGGTAACGGTGCATGTCTACCTGCACAGACGATGGCATTAGTCGGGTCCGCGCGGTTCACCATGGGGCAGATTGCGAAGGCCACGCCCGCGTCAGCCCAAGCGACGGTGAAGCTACAACAGCACGCGGCTGGCATCGCGGAAGACGTGCATAAGGTAACCCGCGCGATTACAGCGCCGGTCCCACTCTGGAAGAAGATTTTATGGGGCGTAACGGGTACAGCCGGACGCCTGAAAGGTTGGTTCTAAATGAAGAGTGCATTTCTTGCCCTGCTGTTAGCCGGGGTGTCATACGCGCAAAGCGGCCCGGCTGAAGCGCAATACTTCGTAGCCGGGGGCGCGGGTTTCAATCGCTATGCTGTACCCGCGACGTCAGGCTTTCTGACGCTGGGCGTCCGTGTTGCTGAAGGCAGCTATACCTATACAGCGGTCAGCATGACCGATACCAATAGCACTATGGCCCAGGGAATCCTGAAAGTGTTAGTACGGCAGGACGGCTTTACATTGGGCGTCTTGGGGGACGCGGGCATTGCGTCAGGCGAAGGCGCGGTAGGTCCGGCCTTCGCGGGCGGTACTATCCTGACCTTCGATGTGTCCCGCTGGACCCGGACCCCGAAGACTTGGGTTACCGCGTCAGTCAAGCTGATGAAGACCAGCCTAACCGAAGTACAGCCGCTGTTCGTCTTCGGATTGGGGAAGTCATTCTGATGATGAAGAACGACAGTATTTCGACGCTGGCCGGGGGCGGCGCCGGGCTGGCCATGCTGGCTACCGTACGTTGGGAAGTGGTGCCGCAGGGTGAATGCGTCAAGATCGGCTTAGCGGTCCTGCTAATGCTGATGGGGTACTTTTTTTATCGGGAGCCTAAACCGTGACTGAACAGGACTTGATCGAACGGGTAGCGCGCGCGATTGCGCATCAGGAAGACTTTTTCAAGGTTTCTAAGCTGCCAACCGTCAGCCAGCGATGCAACAATCCAGGCAACCTCACACACTGGAAAGACGCTGCGGGTCAGCCCTACCCGGACGCTAACGGATATGTGCAGTTCCCCGACGTCCATGCGGGCTGGCGTGCCCTAAAAGCCCAGTGCAAAATCAATGTGCTGAAGCGCCGCTTGACCTGGGCCGAATTTTTCAGGGGCCGTCCCGGTGCCTATAGGGGATTCCTGCAGCGCGGGGCCAGTGACCCACTGCTGTACGCGGGCCGCGTTATGACTCAAGTGCTAGGCGGGGTTAATGAAGCGGTTACCATTCATACCCCCATAGCAGCATTGCTGGATGACGGGTATGCCCGAGCATGACCGAGCATGACCCTTTATTGTTGGACACCCTGCGCAACCTACGTGACGCGGTGGAGCGGGTCCAGGATGGCATGGACCAGATGCGGGACCGGCTGGACGTAGTGGCAAATAGCATGGACCGCAGGCTGTCCGATGAAGTAAAACCCCTGTCCCTGCGCATTACAGTACTGGAACAGGGACAGGAAGACTTCCACATGGAAGTGAAACGCGACGCGCGCAAATGGGGCGCTATCGGCGGGGCTAGCGCCCTGCTGACTGCAGCCGCTACAGCGGTAATCGCGTTCTTAAGCAAAGCCCTTGCGGGCGTCAAATAGAAATAAGCCCCCGGCACCTTCGCGGTAGCCGGGGGCTATTTCTATTTGTTAAGCGTCTTTTTTGCGGGCTTCCGCGCCCAGGCGTGCGACAGCCCGTCTGACCGCAGCCGGGACCCGGAACCGGGCCTCACGGTGCCGTAGGCTGTCCGTCCGGTAGCCGGTGCGCCGTGCTAGTCGCGCCGGGCTACAGTGACGCCGAGCTCCCTGTTCAGACGCGCATGGGGTGCCGCAGCGGGGACAGGGGGGCATCATGTAGTAGGTACCTCCAGGTAGGCCTTATACCCTTCTAGTGCGCTGTTCCATAGAGTCATGCTCTCATTGTATGCACAGCCAGGTCGTGCCGTAAGCCCTGTGCTAACGATTGTGCTAAACGTAGCACAAAATGGGAGCAAGGGACAGGAACCCGGAACCCGGAAGTTATTGATTTTATTGGTGTGGGGTACTACGGAAAGGTGAAAATTCCTGATTACGAATCAGCCGCTTACAAAGCCAGTATCTTTTTGTTTTCAACACTTTACGGCAGACGTAAAGTGTCTTTGTGCTAGCTTTGTGCTAATAGCACCCGGACACCACCACAAAAAGAAAATCCCCAGACCCGTGAAAGGTCTGGGGATTGGAAATCTTTTTGGAGCCGGGAACCGGGGTCGAACCGGCGGCCTCATGATTACGAATCAAGCGCTCTACCATCTGAGCTATCCCGGCCACACGGCCTAGGGTATCATCCGTCAGGACCGGTAGTCTACCGAGTCCTCCTCATCGCGTGTCAGGCTAGGTCCGCGCAGCCAGTCCACCACGCCCAGCACCAGCCCTGCCACCAGCACCCCGGCCTGAATCCACGCCCATAGGGTCATATACCAGCCGCTTTCCCCCGGACGTACCGGCCCAGCTTTTCCGCCGCGTCGCGCAGGTCCGTTTCGTCCACAATATTGTAGCGTTCGAACACGCTATCCGTCAGGTGACCGCTGATGCGTTTCGCAATCGCCTGCGGGACCCCGGACCGGATCAGGTTACGCACCCCAGTACGCCGCAGATCGTGAAAGGACTTCGCGATACCAGTAGATTCCTGGGCCGCGTCGAATGCTTTGCGAATCTCGACTACACGCTGCCCTCTGCGCGCGCTGGCACGTCCAGGGGTGATCGCGCCGTGACGGAAAAAGACCCATGGACTACTGGGGCATAGTAACGCGTGCCGTGATTGCTGGCTGACTAGTACCTCGTACAGGTCGCCGCTCGTGCCCACGGGAATCAGCCGGGCTTGACCGTTCTTCGTTTCGCCCTGCCGTAATTTGACTATGCCGCGCGCGAGGTCCACTTGTTCCCAGCGAAGGCCGGTTATCTCGCTGTACCGGCACCCGGTCCAGTAGCCGAAAACAAAGACCGGCCTTTCGTCTGCCGGTAGAGCGTCCCGGAAGCGCTGATATTCGTCATGCTCCCAAAACCCTTCGCGCACATTGTTTTCCTCTAACACGACCTGCCGGAAGGCAGGGACGCTGGATGCATTGACGCGGCCAGCCGCGACGGCCAGCGAGTACCCGCGCCGCAATAGTGCCATGTGTCGATTGATCGACGCATCCGACATACCCGCGGCCCGCTGGGCGCTGATATAGTGCCTCAGGTGTGAGACTGTGACACTAGCAGCGCGCTGGGAGCCGATACCAGGTATCAGGTGCTGTGTGATGATGGGGCCTGCGGACTTGCCCACGTCGCGGCCTTTCAGCCTGTAGTCGTCCAGCACGTCCTGCAATATGTCTGACACTAGAACCCGCTCCGCTTTGACGGTCGTAAAGGTGCCGGTCTGGGCTTCACTGATGCGTCGCTTTAGGTGTGCGACCGCTTCGTTATATTTGATGCTGCCTGCTGACTCCCGGACCTGCTGACCATTCAGCGAAAATGACACATACCAGCTACCGCCTGTCTGACGGCGGTAAAGCTGACCGAGGCCGCGAATCTGTACGCGGTTGGCTTCGGGTTCTGTCGTGTTCTTTGTCCGTGGCATGGTTCAACATTAGCACAAAAACAGCAATGGTCAACGGTTTTATTTTGTGCGCGGTAGGCTAGCTCTTGTGTCTGTCAATCCACTGCTCCAGGTCGCGACGGTCGAACATCACGCGTGCATCACCACGGACAACCGGAATGCCACCAGCCGCAGCAAGCTGTCTGGTGGCCGTTTCGGTTCGGCCCAGGTACACTGCGGCCTGTTTGACGGTCAGCAACCGGGGTTCCGGGGTCCCGGCCCTGGATTCCAGCAGCGGGCGCAACCGCTCTACCACCGCGTCTGCTATTGCGGCCATCATGCTATCCATTGCACACCAACTTTCAATCCCCACGCTACGCGATAGCTCATATGTGCTTCGCGTCCTGATAGCAGAGAATGTATGGCCGGTCCTGCATGGGCCTGGTGTCGCGAGGCTTGGCCGTGTAGATGGTTGACCACAGCCCGCGATAGTGCTTTTCCATCCAGGCCGCGACGATACAGTTATCCTTCGCGTCGATCTGCTGATGATAGCCTGCCATCAGGGTTCCGCAGCCGAACGTGACATAAAACGTTCTCATAGGTGTCATGCTTTTATCTCCTAACATTGTCCGTACCCCATACAGCCGGGTGTGTTGGTGGCATCAGCGGGCCCCAGCTTGTCTCTAAGTGAGCCGGACCCCCGGTCCATTCGCGATGGTAGCGGTCTAACAGAATTCCGACAGCGGGCGATGGATCCCAGGACGGGTCCCACGTCGGGGGCCGGTCAAATGACGGTACCTCCAGATAGATAGCCTGCGGAAAAGTCTTCATACCCTTCGGAGGCTGGACGTGTAGGGACTTCTCACAGTAGTACGCCTGGGCCATGCGGATGTGTACATAGTCTGTGTGCCGCAACAGATAGCCGATCTGGCCGGGCGCATTGCTGCATAGGACGCTGGTCTGTTCCAGCACGTTCGCGCTGGAGCCGATAGACCCAACGTCAGGCGCGCCCAGGATGAAGCCTGCGCTGTTGGGCTCTGTCAGTTGCACCCGGATTCGTGCCAGATAGTTCCCGCCCGCGCCCACCGCAACCCCTGACTGTGCGGCCCGCGTGCTTCGCAGTTGCACCGCGTATTCCAGGGGGCGCGTAATGCTGACCCGCTGAAAGTCCGAATGGACAACATGCAGTGCAAGTATCCCGTTACAGCGCGCATTGCATTCAATCGCGAGATTGCGGACTTGAACAGACGTGATTGGCCCGCGTATCTCTATCATGGGTTTGCCAGCCGCGCCGCGCCATTCCAGGACGGTCCCTGCCGGGTTATAGGCCAACTCACCGGAGTTAGCGCCCATGCCCTGACCTTCGATAATCAGCGCATGTTCCGTGCTGTTGCTGGCCGATGTCCCGTTGCCGATAACAATAGTGTCATAGATCAGCACGCGGCCATACGGAAACACGCGATGCAGGGGAGCCACGGTAGTGGACCGCAATTCAGCCGCTTTGACACGGGGCGTCTTGCTGTCAGATTCCAGCGGTACCGCAGATCCAATGCGGGACACCTGGGCCGTCGCGACGGACGCCACCAGTAGCAGGCAAAGTATGATGTGTTTAAACATTGCTTCTCTCTTTGCAAACTAACATGCGGTGCCTAGCGGTCAGAGGCACTTGCGATGTGTCTGTGTTGATTTTGTGGCGTTTAATTCTCTGTGCAAGCGTGTGACCGCGCGCCGTAGGCGCTTTTCTAGCACGTTCGGCCAGTAGCCGTTAGCGTTAAGCGCATCTGTCGGATTCCACATGTCCAGGTACACGCGGAAAGCCTTAACCCCTTCTATATCGCTGACGATGCACGGCTGAATGTCGCCGAAACCGCGCGGGCCGGTATCTGCGCAGCCTTCTATATTCAGCGCGCGGATGTCCGCGCATTTAATAACCGCTTCCTGATCGGGAGTAGGCATACGTAGGCCCAGATTCGCGTAGATGCGCCGCATGATGCGGTGTTCCAGCGCCCGCTGGGAGCGGGTCTTCATGGGTGACGGAATGTCATTGACGCACACTTCCGCCGCGTCATGCAGCAACGCGTCAGCTTCAAGTTCAGGGGGTACCAGATCGGCCACCAACAGCAGGTGCATACCCACCGGCCACCACATACCCCCGGAGCCGCAGAAACGCGGAATTCTCATTGCAGCTACCGCGATATCATTCAGGCTTGGGACCCCGAAAGCCTGGGTTACCCACGTTCCGCCGTACGTAATCATCAGTCTTACCTTCCTTCTTCTTCGTCCATTCCATCGTGTAATGTCGTCCGCAATGTACGCAGACCCCCGGCCCTTCTGACGCGGCCTTTGTTGGCTTTCCGCAGGAACATTCAGCGTGATACATACGGCTCCAAGCCAACGAACTCTTTCCAGTTAGATGCTGTAATCACCTTGCTAATGTCCAGCTTCCGACGCAGGGCTTCTACTACTTTTTCGTCCTGGGTCCCGCGCGCAATGAAGTCTGTGTACGTCACCGATTTACTCTGTCCAATGCGGTGTGCACGGTCTTCGTTCTGGCAGCGGGTGTCCAGGTCGTAATCGTTCGCAAAATAGAACACATGCCCTGCCTGGGTAAGCGTGATGCCACGCGCGCCGGTCTTATTCGCGACGAAAAACCGACACGGGTCAGATGGGTTCTGGAACCGGGACAGGGCCGCGCGCCGGTCTTCCATCGACGTTTCGCCGTAGTACGTGACCACGGCTTCCGGCCCGTATTGCTCCGCTATCCGCGCCGCGATCTGCCTGACATTGTAACGGTACGTCGCCCAGATGATCGCCTTACCGGCTGATTCGTCCAGGGCTTCCATAAGTGCTTCCATGCGCGGGTTCACTTCCTCAAACGGTATCACCTGTCGGTCATCCGACACCATGAAGCCGCATAGAATCTGTTGCAACCGTAGCATCTGTGTGATGACCAGACCCGCCGTACTAACCCCTGCGTCGCCCTCTAGGGGTTTCTGTAACACCTCCTCTATAGCCACCGTGGCCATGCTCTGCATGTCGCGATAGGCTGACGCTTGCTGTTTGCCCAGGTCCACATAACGCGGTGGCATGTATACCTTCGGTGGCAGGTCCAGGCAGTCTTCTTTCTTAACAATGAATGCGAATCGCTGTAAGATCCGGTTCAACTCTTCAAGGTTCTGGTAGCCCGTAACTTTGTGAAACTTGCGGTTCCCTACCCGCATCGGGACCAGCTTTGCAAAATGTGCGCGATAGCTGTAATAGCTGCTGTAGCCCAGCGCTTCCGGGTCCAGGAACGCGCATTGACTGTACAGGTCAAGTGGTCCGTTGACGGCGGGCTGGCCGGTCAGGATGCGCCTGTACGGTGCCAACAATCGGGCCTTCATTAATGCCTTCGTTCGCGTCGCAATGGGGTTCTTTATCGTGGTCGATTCATCGACGGCTAGCAGGGCGTTATGGCTGGTCAGGAAGTCCTGCAAGCACTCAAACGCGCGATTGTGCTGTAGGTCCCGGCCCAGGGCTTCTACATTCATCAGGAGTACATGCAGATCCATGTTCCCGTCGCGCCGGTTCAGCCGGGCCAGCGCGTCTTCGTCCGCGCGTTTGGATTCGGCGGTCCAGACGCCCACGCGGTACCGAATGTGGGCTGGCATGTGGGCGGGGAGCTCAGCGTCGCCCCAATTGCGATATACACCCTTCGGTGCGATTACTACCAGGGCGTCTATGCGGTCAGCATCATACAGCCATGCCGCAGTGTCGATAGTAATCTTCGTTTTACCGGTACCTTGCTCGGCAAAGATAGCGTACGTGTTTTTATCTCTCTGAGCGTACCAGCATTCTAACTGGTGATTGTACGGACGACACTTGAAGGGATAGGGTAGGGCTCCTTGCGCGATGTTGCTATTTACCATGCTCTCGCTCACTCCCGGCCCCAGTTCCAAAGCGCCGTGTCCAGTGCGTACACCTTCGGGGTGAAGCCGTCCGCATCTACCGGCTGGCTGGCCAGCGCTTCCGCGCTGATGGCTAACCGGCTGTCGATCATGTCAATTAAGTGCGCTACCTGGGCTTCACGCGTCGCGGGCAGGACAGCCGCGCCCCACTCCCGGATTCCATGATGACTCGCGATGATATGGGCCACATGATCCCGCGTCGCTTCGTCCAGCAGTTCGCAGTGTTGTGACCACATAATTTCCCCCTGGATAATGTGGCCCAGCAACGCGCCGCGCCGGGTCACCCCAATAGACTCGCTGTAGCTCAATTCGTCCAGCTTGCCTAAATCATGCATAATCATCCCGGCCATTAGCACGTCACGGTCCAGATCCGGGTACACCTTGCAGACCGCATCCACTAGGCCGCAGAGATTCAACGTATGCTCTAACAGCCCTCCCAGGTACGCCTGATGAATCTTGCGCGCAGCCGGGGCGTCCCGCAGCCGGTCCCGGATTCCGTGAGCCGGGTTCTGAATCATGTTCAACAGCGTGTCCTGCAGCCGTTGCTGTTTGATCGTATAGACCCACGATTCCAGGTCAGCCAGCATCACATCCCGGTCCCGCTTTGACGCGGGTATGAAGTCTTCAATGGTCACTTCAGCCCGCTCCAGGACCCGGAGCCGGACCAGCTTAAGCTGTACCGCGTCGCGATAGATCCCGGCCACCGCGCGGACCTTCACAAAGTCCCCGGCTTTGCAGCCGGTAAAGTCAGATGGTATATCCCATAGCTTCGCGTCTACCGCGCCAGTGCAGTCTCCCAGCATCAGCGATAGATACGGCTTCCCGCCCTTCGCTTCTTTGCGCGCGACTTCCCGCACCTGGAATGATTCATCGAATAGTCCTCCATCAGCAATGATCTGATCGGCGTACAAGACCTTCATAAGTCGAAACAATTCCCCGTTCTGGGCTGCAACAGATACAGCGTATTACGCGCCCGCGTTACCCCGACATACCAAACCCTGCATTCGTCGTCTGCCTTACGGTCCATTTCTAGCCTCGTCCGGGACGACATATCCGTTAGCAACAGCACGTTGTCCGCTTCCCCGCCCTTCGCCGCGTGGATCGTACTAATACGAATTCGTGGCGTGCCGGTCAGCGTTTCCCCCTGCTTACGGGCCGCGATGAAATACGCGCGGTCCGCGTCGTTCACACGGTCCAGCATGTGATGCCAGATCGGCGGGTTCGACGGGAAGCCCCATTCCTGCATCAGGCCGATAGTCACGGGCTGGTCAGCCGGGTGCTTACGCAGGGCCTTACGCACCCTCTGATCCACCGTCGCAACACTGATGAATTTCAGTACCGCTTCTACGTCTTCTTTCTTGCTCTCGACACCCCTGCATAGCCGGGTGTACGCAATCACCGCGCGTAGCGCCTGGCCGTTCAGGGGGTTGTCCCTGCCCACGGATTCATAGCTGTAGCCCCGCACCCGGCATATCGCTTCCAGTTCGTCTAGCATGTACCCATTACGTGCTAGCAGCAGCCATGATCCGGTACCAGGCCCCATGTCTATCTCTTCCGGGTCCGTAGCGTAGCGCACAGACCCCGGCTCTTTGCGGGGCGTCCAGGTCTTCGGGGTCCGGGTCCCAATCTGTTGCACAATGCGGTCAGCCACGGTGTGCACAGAACCCGGTATCCGGTACGATTGCCCCAGCACCCGGATGCTACCCCGCAGGGCCATGAAAGCGTCAACGTCCGCTCCAGCCCATCGGTATATCGCTTGGTCATCGTCCCCCGCGATATAGACCCGCCGCGCCCGCTGGGCCACCGCGTCCACCGCGCGCCATTGCAGCGCGGACAGGTCTTGCGCCTCATCGACAATCAGCGCGTCCAGCGGTGGGACCGTGCGCGCGGCCTGCGCGGTGAAACGCTGCAGCATGTCCGTATAGTCCACCAGCCCGCGCTGGACTTTGTACCGTTCCAGCGCGCGTGCTAGCTGGTCTAGCTGACCATACGAAATATCTGGTTCGTCCGCATCGTCATAGACGCGCGCTAGGGGCCGATCACTGACGCGCGCCAGACCTTCAAGAAACAGCATCCGGTCTCCGGCATCCATTCCATATAGTTCATCGTCCAGGCCCCTGGACCCCTTCAGGTCCAGGCCCAGCCGGTCGCCTAACTCCCGGTAGTGTTTGCTGCTCATGACCCCATCGGGCCGCAGGCCCAGGCGACGAAAACACAGACTGTGTATCGTGCGATAGTACGGCAGCTCGGACGGCGCAAAGCTGAAGCGCTTACAGGCGCGCTCAGTAGCTTCTGACGCGGCCTTCTTAGTGAATGCCAGAAACGCGATGTTCTGGGGATGAACCCCGGCTTCCAGTTCCTGCTGCATGATTGACAGTAGGGCTGTGGTCTTCCCGGTACCGGGCGGTCCTAAGATCACGCTTAGTTCGGGGTGCGTCAAAACAACCCGCCTTCTTTGTCCGCGTCTACGGCATCCGGGACCGGCACCGCTTCAACGCGCGGGCTGAATTCCGGTACAGACCAAAGGTTGACAAATCGCGTACCTACGCGCTTACCTTCATGGCTCACATACGCCTTGTTCCCCTTCGTCCGCTTCATCTTGAGTACCTTTGCGATCTGTTGCACCTTCAGGTCTTTGAACCCGACACGGCCCAAAAACTTTAGCAGATCCGCAGTCCTAAAGTATGTCCGGCCTTCCAGTGTGTAGGGCTTACCAAGCAATACCTCTTCGATAGTTTGTGCCTGGGTCCGCCCAGTGCAAAATTGCTCTAACAAGTCCCAAAACATGCCTTCTATTGACGCGTCTTCCGGGGGCGGGTCCAGGCGGTCAACACCTTCCAACAGGCTATTGATGGTCTGTTGCCAGACGATGCGGCTTGGCATCTGAGGCATGATGTCAAGCTGATCCATGCACTTCTTCTGAAACGATGCCGGGTCCTGGAGTTCGTCCGTACTCATTTCAAGTGCTAGTACGTCCCCGTCCCTGTTTGTTACGTCCAGGTACCACACCGGGGGCACGGTTAATAGCTTGCGTAGCTGTCCTAGCACGGGTAACGCGGACCCGCCCCCGCCTACCCCGAACTTACGGGACCTGCACTGTACCGCGTTACAATGCGGTGCTAGCGGGTGCTTACTACATGGGTAGTGATACTCTTTGCCGCGCGCCAGCGACTGTTTCACCGTCCGCACTTCTTCCACTGGCAGCGGTTCACTGAAAAACTGATTGTTAGCGCCGTCTACCCGGTCCGCCCAGTCATTAGGGTGCGCTTTGCGCATGTACACGCCCAGGGCGAATAACCCCTGATTCCGGGTCCCTTCCGGGAAGCCCAACTGAATTAGATGCTGTAAGCACGGTGGGCCGTCAGGCAGGACTTGTATTTCATCTGTCCGCTTCTTACTCTCCTTTCCCTCAAACCATCTGAGCGGCGCATGGGCGCGCAACGCCTTCGCTTTGTGCAGGAAGTCGTTCATGGTGTACGGGTCACCATGCGGATTGATCGCGTAGCGGTTCGTTTGGTCGCCCCCGAAATAGGGCATATTAATCCAGGACCCCAGGTCCCGGCTGTCACCGCTCAACTGGCTTTGCTTGGGGAATATCTCACTGTTCCCGTGGCCAAGGCGCGCCGCTATGTCCCGCAAGCGGGTTTGCATCAGGTTTGCCGGGACCGCGACATCAGCGAACAGGAATACGTGTAACCCACCTGATTTACTACGGCATGGAATCAGGGGTAGCTTCCATTCCAGTAGCTGGCGCGCCACAGCGCAAGGATCCAGGGTGCCGTATACGTCGATATCGATAGCGCCAAAAAAGCAGGTGTTATCATCGCGAATGGGAATGATGCCGATACCATTGATACCCAGCAGATGCGCAGCCCATAGCTCATCTGTGACAGGTTCCCGCTTTGTCAGGGGATCACCTGTGCGCTTACCGTCGCCTCGTGTCTTGTCAATGTTATTGTACGTCCCGTGCGCCCGCTCCATGCCCTCAAACAAGGCTCGGAATTCTGGGGCCAGATCGTGCTGTTTCCGGCTCATGCATTCCCTTTCAAAGCAAAAAAAAAGGGCCGCGCGTTAACGCGGCCCTTTCGTGACTCACTCCTGGTCACCTGGTCATCCGGTTAGAACGGCACATCATCATCCGCCTGGGGCTGGACCGGTCCATCAGGGGATTCCTTCACTTTCCCGGCCAGCACCGCATCCCGGTACAGCTTAGCGGCCTGATAGGTGGTCACATCGGTAATCCGGCCCCCGTCTTCAAAACGCAGTTGCTGGTAGGTCTTCGCGGTCCGCTTTGACGTGTCCAGGAAGCTCGACACCTTGTAGGAGTGTGAGTAGATCGGTGCCTGCGCGCCGTTCGGAAGTTTCTTGCTGGTTACAAGATGCATCCATTTCCTTGCCGCGCCCAGCTTGGAACCTGTCAGCGCCAGAATCCCCCACTGCATCCCGCCGAGCTCATCGGCCAGCAGGCCGTGAAATTTCGCGGTTTCTTCCAGCGTGTTCCCGGAGTCATTGACCAGCACGATTCCGCCATCGGGGGTTTCTTTGCGTGTCGCGCCGTCCAGTATTGCCTGATTCATCGGGTGATCGGTGACTTTACCCTGCTGGTTGGGGCGCCACTCTGCAATGACCTTCTGGTAGTTGACCGGAACAAACAGGGCCCACTTACCCTTGCTACTGCGGATGTCCACCACTTCCCTCGTTACGTTGTTCAGGAGCATACCGGGTACCGCGTCTGCTATGAATGCCTGATTGCCTTCTTCGCATTCGGGGGAGCCTTTCTGCAACAGCTTCATGAACGGAATCGCAATGTCCGCAGCCGTAACGTCTTCCAGACCTACGCCCGCGTCTTCGGTCATCAGCGCCATTAGGGCCGCTTGCGATTCCGCCGCGCTTATGAGGGCGCCGTGTTCCACCGGGACTAGTGCTGTTTCTTCGTTTACCATGGTTGTCTTTACCCTTTCGTCTTTTTCGCCTTCACCGGCTTGACTTTTGCCAGCCGGACCTTATGTACTCCAAACACATCTACAGGGAGCCCGGTAGCCTTCTCTAGCTGTTCCCGTACAAACGCCTTCAGCGTCTGAGGGTGAATCTGTTCAGTTTGGCTATACGGAATCCCCGCTTTGTTCAGCCCTGCCATAACCCGCTGGGCTTGCGTTTCGTCGCCGCGCGCGAAGGCCAACCTTACTTCCCGCTTGATAAGGTCGCCGTGTCCGTTTGACCGTACCCAGGCAAATGCCGCATCGCGCCGAGCCTGTAACTTTGGGTCGTCCGTGCTGGCATTGGGCAGGTTCACATAGTACTCATCCCCCAGCGTCACGCGGGACCCGTCCGGGAGCCGTACCTCAGATAACCCGGCTGCTGCCAGCGCGTCCGGTAGCAACGTTTCCGCTACTCGCTGCAGTTGCCCCTTCACGTCAGCCAGGGCGCGTTCCTGGACAGCTACAGCCTGTTCCAGGCGCACTTGTTCAGCGGCCAGCGCGCCTACCGTCTTCAGCTTCTCATCGTCCAGCAATGCCAGCGCGTCCGTTTCCGCGTCAGAGGCCATGAGTGACAGCAGGTCCCCGTCCCCGTCAATCACTTTTCACCGCCTTACGAAACAGATCGACAGCCACCGGATAGTAGATGTAATTCTGCCGGTCCCACTTCAGGACCTGGAAGCGACCTTGATTGATCTCAGAGGCCACCGCGCAGGCTAGCCCGATAGCCACCGGGTCCCCAATCAACAGTAGATAGTCCGCATCAGTGAACGCGGCCAGGGCCCGCTGTAGCTTGCGTGTTGTGGGACCGGCTGACAGCACAACATCCCCAGGCGGCAACAGCACGTACAACTCACCAAAGCGCAGGGCGTCAATGACGTTACACCGCATGACTTCCTGAACCACATAGACCATGTTTTTTTACTCTCTTTTGTCGCGCCCACAGTAGCACGCGCGTGCTAGTATTTTGCGCCCCTGACACGCGCCTGACCCTGATTTAACAGGGGTTTCCGTGATTTATCGGGCGTGTGAACAGCACTTCTATCAGAAGCGACCAGGGGTAAGGCATATGCATCGTGAGTACCGGGGCCGCGTCGCGATAGTCCACCGATATACCGCCGTCTGACAGCAGCGTGCATCGGTCCGTCCAGGCACGCGGCCAGCCAGCCCAGACATAGAAGGTGGCACCCTTACGCGCGAAGACAAACACCCTGCCCCCGGCCCGCGCGCGTTTCTGCAGCCATGCTGGTTGAAAGGGTTCAAAGCGTATCCGGTTCCCCTTTACCAGCTTGGTTTCTATCCAGGATTCTGTACCGTTTAAGCATCCGTTGACATCTGGCATCCCGGCCCCTACCAGATTCTCTAGCCTCATCCAATGCACGCCTGGACTGTGTGCCGGGTCCCGGAGCGGGGCACTGACTTGCTTTGCTTCGGTCACCCGCGCCGGACCCAGTGGCCTAACGCCCAGAACAAACAGTTACTCATCACTGGTTACCAACAGGTTGTTAGCGTCCACTTCCCCGCATCGCTGGGCGTATTCCAGCGCCTTCTGTTCCGCGTCTTCGGGGTCAACCGCAATGATGCGGACAACAGATGGAAGGGTCAGCGTGATACGCCCGCTGACGCAATACTCAGGCATTGAACGCCGCACAGATGCGCGCCCAGATCGACAGGTGGGCCGTTGCCTGCGGCTGGGGCAGAGCCCAGACAATCTCACCTTTGATCCGCGTGACGATGCCTGCCTTACCCGATAGCTCGATGTGCTGGCCCTTCCGGTACCCGTGCCCGGCTCCCAGGTCCAGGCGAATGCTTTTCCCCGTCCCGCCTTCAATCTTCTTTCGTACCATTTCCTTTTTCTCCCATAGACCAACTCTTCAGCACCGCTACCAGCAGCGCCGTACCTTATTTCATTCATTGAGGCTCCCTTATGAGTCAAACAAAGTATGCTGTTCGTGCCCGATACTGAGTAACACTCTATGCGCCTCATCTATGTACCATGTATGATCCACATCAGCCGGAAACTTGTCAGGCAGTTCCATCAGGGATTTGCTACCGTCAGACTTCGGGACTTTGTAGCCCGACTTTTTATAGTTCAGGACCCCTGAGTTGCTGTCCATGGAGTAATACCACCTGACAACTTTTCCCACATACTCACCGTTGCGCGATGCGCCTCCCCGCACAGTGCGGACGGCGGTAAACTTGCGGATATCTCGACACGCCACAATGGTGTCTTCCACCGGCACCCGGTCCCGTAACAGCTTGATAACCGCTTCCGTGACCACCGTAGTACAGGGGTTTTTGTGCAGCCGGAAGATTGCCGGGCCGTCCGTTAGCCCGTCCCACGGGCACGTATACAAGCCCTTGCCCTTCACCTTCCCGTCAGTCTTGATAGCAATGTAGTTATTCACATCTTTGCTATAGACCGCGCTATAGTGGGCTTCTTCAGTCAAAAACCCCGTTGATCGCTCCCAGCGCGTAATGGCCTGCTGTAGCTGCTCCAGCCTGGGCCTGGTGCAACGAATCAACACCCCGTCCGTGTTAGCGGATACAACCCGGATACCTTCCGCTTCTATCTGTTCGATCAGCATCAGCAGTGCTAACTGGCCGGTTAGCGTTACCTGAATCAGCAGGTCCGGGCTGTACAGCGATGACCACTGACTCCCCAGCTTGCCATAGCTCCCATTAATCGCAATCTTCAGCGATTCCGCCGTGGTCTTATCGCCAGCCCGCTTCGCTGCCAGCCGTCGTTCCACCAACGAACGGTAGACGGTCAGGAACGCTTCCCCCAGGTGCTGCGGGTACAACCCCTGACCCAGGATGATCGACGGGTAGTAGCTAGTTACGTCGCGGTCAATCAACAGCACGTCTTCCGATGCGACGTGCATAGTCTGTGTCTCACTCGAATGCAGGCCCCCGATACCGATACGGTACAGCGCGCTATTGATCTGCACGTCCCGGCCAGACAAAGAAGCGGGTAGCTCGATTGCCCCTTTAGCTCCTACCACGAATTCCGCATCCCGGATGATTGCCAGGAGCTCCTGCAACTGGGGAAGGTCAAAGCTGATATAGTCAGGCACCCGGTATCGGTATGCCCTCCCTATCAGACCCTGGGGCCTCTGGGGCCGGACGCCATTAATCTTCTCTACTTCAGCCGCGATCACGGCTTCAGCGACCTGTGCATCAGACTTGCTCCGCAGGTCCTGCCGGTACGTCAGGCTTAACTCTGTCCGCAGGTCAATCTGGGGGCGCAACTCATTGTGAAGCAGTTCCGTGTTTGCTAAATCATTTAAACAGTACTCAGCTATCAGGGCCGCTTGCTCTGCGGTCAGTTCGGTGCTGGGGTCAATCGGCAAGTCCTGCAGCTTCTTTGCGTGCATCCGGGCCGCGTACAGCTTCAGGGAGGCGTCCAGGGGGGCAATAGGCTTCAGGTCCACATGATCCCAGGGCGGGCACGCTAGGCCGTGTTCTTCCGCGATATCGCGGGGCCGGTAGCCCGCTATAATCTGGTCGCTGACTTCTTTTATAGCAAGGGTGCTGTAGCCTTTCAGCGCTAACTGAATCATCGTCAGATCGTATTGAGACGAATTGAAGCCGTACAGCGTGGAATTAGTCAGCGTGTGCAACAGCAGCGCTCTATCCAGCGTCCGGTTGGGACTGATCTGTACCCGGATTACTGCGTCAGCCCCGATCTCTTTGAACAGAGCCAGAAAGAAGTTTGGGTACACTTCCACGTCAAAGACGCGTAAGGTGGTGGCCATGGTTAGCCCTTTGCTCTTGCAATCTGGGCGGTGTAATCAGGCAGATCGTCAAGCTCCGGGTGTGTGGCCTCCAGGTGCATCAAAGCGTCTAGATTGAATCGAGCCGCTGCAAGGTGATCTTCGTCCCGAAGACCTAGTTTGTATTGGTTCAAATGTCGAAAGGCCGCATCCAGACAGCGGGAGAACGGCATCCCGGATTCCCAGTTGCGCGGAAGATACTTCGCGGCACCCGCTTCCAGCCGCAGGGCCGTGCGGTGATCCGCTATCGGGGACAGCAGGTCATAGCGGCCTTTACCCGTCGCGGGTTCCCTGATGGCCCCCGTCTCAAACGAGACACGGCTACCCTCATCTTTAATACCAAAGGTCATTTTAAGGGAACTACTTTTCTCTCTATACGTGAAAAATGAAAAGGCCGCTGATTCGGTCAGACTAGCTGTCCGCAGCGGCCACATTGACTATAGCGCGGGAAGTGCAAAAGTAAAGGCCGCATAACCTGTAACTGATTGAATCAGCGGACTATGCGGCCTGACGGAAGGGTGTGAACGAACTATGCGCGTTCCTTGTCGCGCATGTCGTCCACAAGAGCAAGCCGCTTTGTCCGGCTGATTGCCTCGGTGGCGAGTTCAATGAACTGCTGTGGATTGCGCTTGAAGTCGTCAAGCCGCTGACTGCCAGTCAGAATGCGCACCAGGCTTCGGCGCGTCAATTGCGTCTTGTCCTGAAGGTCGGTCAGGACATCCGGCAACTCAATATCGCTCTCTTCAATCACAATTGGCGCATCCGACGCGGTTTCTTCCGCGCTCACGGCGCCGCGCCCGATGGCGAGATCGGCCTTGCGGATCTGCACGCGAGTTTTTGTCACAGGCGGTCCATTGCGGATGGCTTCGGCGCAATCCGCGACAAGCTTTTCGTTGTCGAATTGCACGCGGTAGGTTGTCTTGTGTAGAATCGCTTTGCGCGTCGGGATTGGACGGCGTTCGTCAGCATTCTTAATGTCCAGCTTCCCGGCCAGCTTGCGGAGGATTTCATTCACCTGCGGCAGTTGCGCCGTGAAGGCGTCCGGCAGCTTTACCGCGCCATCCTTCAGCGCCTTTCGTAGCGTGTCCTGTACTTTGCCCTTCGCATCGACATATCCAGCGTCCTTCAAATGTGACCAGATAGCCTCAGACTGCGAAACGCCGAGTGCAGTAGTCTGGCCTTGCGCGTCCGTCACGGGGATTGCGGCAAATTGGTACGTTTCGACGATGCCGAAACAGATACCTGTATCCTTCTCAATCTCCTTCTGAAGATTTTCGGCGAACTCTTCATAGCCTTCAGTGGCGACGACGGTGAGAGTATTGATCTCAAGTCCGCGTAGGCGTTCGCCATTCTGGTTGACGCAGAGCCGGAGGCCGCGCCCGATGGTCTGACGGCGCTCGCGTTCCGTCCCAATTTCGCGCAGGGCACAAATCTGGAAGATGTTCGGGTTGTCCCATCCTTCGCGCAAGGCTGAATGAGAAAAGATGAACTTCAGCTTGCTATCGAAGCTCAGCAGCTTTTCCTTGTCGCGCATGATGAGGCTGTAGGCGCGCTCCGCATTGTCGCGGCTCACCTGGTTGCTCTCGGATGTCTCTGTCCATTTCTCTTTCTTGTCGATAGAGAAGTACCCGTTATGGACTTCGGTCGCATCGGACTCTTCCTTGAAAAGAGTGTTGTACTTCGCCAGCTTGGCGGCTTTCCGGTATTCTTCCTCGAACATCACCGCGTACTTGCCCTTTTGAGCCGTCCCGTCTTCGGTATAGCGACGGTAGTGTTCAACGGCGTCGATGAAGAACAGGCTCAGCACCTTGATGCCTTGCGGGCGCAAGCGAAGTTCCTTGTCGAGATGCTCCGTGATTGTGCGGCGGATCATCAGCCGCTTCAGCGCGTCGCCGTCCACATCGCCAATTGATTCCCCCGGACGCATCGGCTTTTCAAGGTTGTTAAGTTCCAGATATTTATCACCGGCCTTGCAGCCGATGTTCTGCACCAAACAATCGGCGTAAACAGCGCGCCCGGTTGTTTGCTCCAGGTCTTCGCCGGGCTCGACCGTGACCAGCTCGCGGCTGACGGCAGTGCCGCGCTGGAAATCCAGCTCGACCTTCGCGGTGAACTTGCCCTTTTTGTTGCTCGTGGACAGCAGCTTGATATAGGGCTTGTTGTGCCCACCCTCGACTTCGAGCGACGCCACTTCGATTTGCTTCACAAGCTTCTGTTCGTAGGCGTCAACAGCATCAAGGCGGTACACCATATGGTGCTTGTCCGCATGGGTCGCGGAATAGCGGAGGGTGCAGAGCGGGTTCATCGCGCTGATCGCTTCCTTGCCGCGCCCTTCTAAGCCGCCATCCACGGTCTGTGGTTCGTCCACAATCAGGATTGGGCACGTCGCGCGGATCAGGTCAATCGGCTTCTCTCCGCCCGTCTTCTCTGTGTCCTTGTAGAGGTTGTTGACATCTTTTTTGTTGATGGCCCCGACCGTCACCACCATGATGTGGATATGTGGGCTGGTCGCGAAGTTGCGCACCTGCCCGAGCTTGCCGGAATCGTAAAGGAAGTACTCGAAGGGCGTGTTGGCATATAGGGCGCGGAAATGGTCTTCAGTAATCTGGAGCGTCTTGTAAACGCCTTCCTTGATCGCGACGGTGGGCACAACGATGACAAACTTCGTGAATCCGTATCGGCGGTTCAGCTCGAACACCGTGCGCAGGTACACATAGGTCTTGCCCGTGCCGGTTTCCATCTCAATAGTGAAATCGCCGGAAGACAGGGACGCAGAGGGGCGAAGGCCGTTCTTGATTTGGATGTCGCTCAAATTGGTCAGCAGTTCATCGTCAAGCAGTTGCAAGCGATTGCCGATACTAAGCCCGCTTTGCGCGAAGGCAAGGGCTTGCTGAGGTCCGATCGCATCGCGGGTGACGGTAAATTCCGTCCGGAAGACTTCTTGCCCGCGAAAAAGGTCGCATACCGCGTCAATCGCGGCGCGCTGATAATCAAGCCGGTCATCGGTGTATGGGTTTTCAAAGTGGAGCTTCATGGCCATACCTAGAGGCTCCTCACGTTGTCAAGACCATGCTGCTGGAGAATGGCCGTCAGGTTCATTTTGGCGACATCATCCGCAAAGGCGCTATCGCGGAACACGATAGTGGTGTCGCCAGCGGGCGACAACGTCTTGTGCCAGGCGACGATGCCAAGCGCCAGCGGCTCCACTTCGGACGCGGCGATTTTTTTCGCCATGCAGGCAAGCATCGTGCCTGCTCCGACGCTATGCACGGCCTTACCGGCAATAGTTTTCTGCTCCATCGGCACCGTTAGGTCGAGGCCGAGTTTCAACAGAATCTCGAATAGGATGTCCTGTTCTGTGCGGTCACTCTTCAGGTGTTCTACGGACTCTTCGAGAGTTTTCGGCAAATCATCGCGATTAGGTTCCCAGACACGGATGTTGCTTGTAGAGAGTTTGAACACACGAAAACCTAGATCACCGGCAAACATCGGGTTTTCTTCCCTAACTTTTGTGCCAGCCCGACGCAGGCGTTCCTTGGTGAGTTCCGCAATATTTCTCGGGACATTCAATTGGTCGCATATAGCTGCAGCTGCTTTTTGGGCTTTGTCATTAGGGTCAAGAGGCTCCGGCAACTGAAACGTGATTACGCGACGATTTCCGCCATCTGCCATATTTTGCTGCATCACAGCCTGTCCGAGAGATCCCGAGCCAGCAAAGAGGTCCACTATGACGTCAGTACCACTCGTACCAAACACGATGCAGGTTTTGAGGAAATGTAGAGACTTCGGATAATTGAAGACATGTCCTGGCATTATTTCTCTTAAAGCAAGCGTTCCGCTACCGGTTGAGAATTTACCGCCAGTCCATATTGATTTCAGCTTTGAAGTTCTCTCTAAGACATCTCCATCCTCCATATCCAATTCAGCTTTGTCCTCGTCCTCCTCAAGGGAATCTCCGACTGAAATGGATGGATCGAGATAGACGCGGTAATCCACGTCTAACCTTCCGCTTCGTTCAGATCGTTTTGCGTGCAGCCAATCTATATGCTTCCCAACCCTCTCTTTTCCCCATCGCCAGTTTCCTTCCACTCCATCACCGCGAAACGGAAGAATTTCGACATCAGCTTCGCTAGACCGCCTCAGGGCGCATTGCTGGTTGTTCCTATTCCAGTAAATCGGAAAGAACGCGGTGGGACGATCTTCGCGCCTATCAGCACTGCCGTGTTTTCTCAGATCGCGCAAGGCGTATTTCCGGCCTTCAGAGTCTTCATGTTTGAAGACAGCTTTTTGCTCCTCGGTGAGAGGTAGTCCTTTGGAAACAAAATCCGGGCCACTCCCGTAGATGACGACATACTCATGGCAGGCCGCTATATGCGGCTTATCGTTGATGCCCCCTTGGTGACGGACGACAGTGATAGTCGCAATGTGGTTTTCTTCGCCGAAGATTTCGTTCGCAACCGCACGAAGGTTGTTTAGCTCTCTATCATCGATCGAGATGAAGACTACGCCGTCCCTTTTCAAGAGCCCGCGCGCAAGCCTAAGGCGCGGATACATCATATTCAACCAGTCAGTATGGAAACGGCCAGAGGATTCCGTGTTGGAAGCGATTTTGTGACCGGTGCTGTCCACCTGTCCCGTGATCTGGAGATAGTTTTTGATGTTGTCCTGAAAGTGGTCCGGATAGACGAAGTCCTTGCCCGTGTTGTAGGGCGGGTCGATGTAGATGAGCTTCACCTTGCCCGAATAGCTCTTTTGCAGCAGCTTCAGGACTTCAAGGTTGTCACCCTCTATCATCAGATTGCGCGTGGTATCCCAGTCCACGCTGTCTTCCGGGCACGGTAGCAGGGTGCCCGTAGATGGCGTCAGCGCGAGTTGGCGGGCGCGGCGCTTGCCATGCCAGTTGAGGCCGTATTTTTCGTCCCGCTCTTCAACAGTTCCACCAAGCAGTTGCTTGAGTACCTCGAAGTCCAGCTTGCCTTCCGTAAAGGCTTCCGGGAACAGCGTCTGCAACTGGCCGATGTTCCCCGCGACGATGTCAGGGGAGTGGGTTTCCGGGTCTTGAGCGGTGAGTGGTTTCATTGTGTGTGTGTTCCCTACCGCGTCAATCGCGGCGCGCTGATAATTCAAGCCGTGAAAAAGGAAAAGGCCGCTGATTCGGTCAGACTAGCTGTCCGCAGCGGCCACATTGACTATAGCGCGGGAAGTGCAAAAGTAAAGGCCGCATAACCTGTAACTGATTGAATCAGCGGACTATGCGGCCTGACGGAAGGGTGTGAACGAACTATTTCCTCACACCTTTACATAATGACATTGCCGGTCCGGTTTGACGCTTTCGAGTTCAGATGCCAGCCGTCGGATGCTCTGAACGGCGCGCTGTAGCTCGAATAGTTTTAGGCAATACGGGCAGGCCCCGATAATTGCACACTGTCCCCCGTTGTCGGGGTTGTATCGTGTGTGCTTCGGGCACCGCGCGTGCCACCGAATGACACCCCGGTACATGCTACACCGCTTCCTGATATTCCGGGTCCGCGTCCTGGGCGATCATTGGGGGCTTCGGGACCGGGAACCGCAGATACGGCGGACTAGCCGGGGTCTGCGGGGGTGGGGGAGTGGTTCTCTTGTCGTTCTGGCCGGGGTTAAAGTAGGAGTGCAACGGGAAAAGCCCGTACGGTTCTGTTTCGGCGAAGGCCCTGCCCAGTTCGGCTTCGATACGGTAGCACGCATGAAAGAAGTTGCCCCGATCCATGCCCATGCGACGGCAACACGCCTTCCAGTCCGCGCCCAACAAATAGTGGAACTTGAACAACTGATGATCCGCCGCGCTCAACGTGCGCTTACACATCAGCACAAAGTCAGCCATATACTCTTCCGGGAAGCGGCTGAACATCAGTGGAGCGCTATGCGTAGCATTCATGCGTGGCGCAGCCTCACTGATAACGCGGAATCGCCCCAGGCACACGCGGAAAATCTCGCGTCTGACGCACTTGCAGGGCCGCAACTCGGCATCCCGTCTCATCGTCAGACCGATACCTTTGCATGTTGTACAATCACTCTTCGCTAATGGCAGCGTAACAGAACGGTCCCAATTCAGCATGGTGATAATAGCTCTCTTTATTTTGTGATTTTGTATGGAGGAAGGACAATCTGGACAGTTCGATTCAGATTTACGCTTTGGGTTTGAGCGTCCCGGTTACGTTTGCCTTCTGAGTAATAGTATAAGTCCACACCTAATTTTTTCAACTTTTTTTTGCGATCAGTTGCCCTGCGCCTTCGCTGTGAATTCGGCCAGCTTTTCACAGTGTGGTTTGCATTTCCAGAATCCAGCCGGGACTGAAAATGTCTGGCCGGGATTGCAGCCGGTCCATGTCTTTGTTCAGTTGCGCAACGCGCAGGCGGTCATATTCGTTCATTGTCTTTACCGTTTAGGTACCGGAGCAAGGCTATGAGGGCGGTGGCAAAGGTTACGTCGGCAGCATCGGATGCGGCTTGGGCTGTGTCTCGGGTTTCGCGCGCGGCGTGGGCTGTGGCAAAGGCTACGTCGGCAGCATCACTTGCGGCTTTGGCTGTGGCGAAGGCCGCGGCCAATGCTGCTGCGGATACGGCGTCGCTGGTATCTGGCCTTTTTTTTATCATGCTGCTACTGCTCCTTGTCTGGTGTCGTCGGCTGCTACGCGGGCACGTTTTAGGGCCGCGTAGGCGTAAAAGAAGGCTACGCGGGCGGTGTCAAAGGTTACGTCGGCAGCATCGGATGCGGCTTGGGCGGTGGCTAGGGT